CCCCTGTACCGCCCAGGGGTGTAGATTATCAATCTACAAATCTCTTTTTTGTGCTATAAAAAAATAGGCGATTGGGTATGCGAATTTATATGGCCGCCTCATACTTTACAGCCCGTGCAGTGTTGATCCGGTGCTTCCGCTCCCGTATCTGGTTTCGCCTTAAAACCAGCAAACTTGTTATCCTACATTGAGCATTTTCAGGCGTTTTCTACTCAGTCTTGCTTACCGCCCCTGATTTTCACCTTAAAAATCAGTAAAACTTGTTGTCCAATACCAACCGCATTGACCTGCCATCATCAGCACCAGGCGGTCATTCCTGGTGGACGGTCATTTCTGACCGTTTCGGCTATTTGACAATAATAAATAACTGATTTCCGCAATTCACTGCGCTCTTGGCAACTTCCATGCTATCTACTTCTTTTTTATAATCTTTCATTGAGTCGCATGGTTTCATATAACCTTCAAACGTTCCGGCGTATAACGCTATGTCATCGTTGTCGGGATTGATAATAGTCAATCTTTCGATTTCATCATGAGCCATATGTCCTTTAATAACATTTTTTACTGTCATGTTCTATTTCCTCCTCATATACATTATGTCTAATTTTATTTCGTTTTTGTGTTGTTTATTGCTTTTATGATTATAATTTAACACGTAGTTAGTAGTTGTCAATACCCTCTTTTACAAAATATGAGTTTTTTATGTCGCAACATTGTTGGTTATAACCAAATATGTTATACTCTGGTTATCTAACATTTGTTGGAAAATTATGGAATGAAAGGAATATATTATGTCTGTATCAAATAAACTCAGGGCGCTGCTCAGCATTACTGGACATAAATTACCAGATCTGGCCGCACCACTCGATATATCAATCCAGGCTGTTAGAAATAAATTTTCCAGGGACAGCTTTTCCGCTGATGATCTCATTAAAATTAGTGCTGCGCTCGATTGCGAATTATCCATAAAAACAAAGGATGGACAAACTATATTGCTTATGTCAGACGATTTAAAAAAATCTCCATGAGTTATTCTACATAAATCGAAGCAAAAAACTCATTTTAATGCTGTTGCACTGAAATTCCGGGGGTGGTATCCTTAAACAAAAAAAGGAGATTTTTCTATGAAAAAGAACAAAGTTTTACCCCCCCCCCTAAAATATTTAATATTTTCACTATTTTTGTCTTTCATTCTTCCAATAACCTGTTGGGCTGATAACTCAGCAGAACAGCCCGTCTTTGATACGTCTATTCATGGTCGTGGGTATAGTGATTCCGGTCGTGAAGAGCCTCAGTATGTCGGCTTGTATGGGTACGTTGCGCTCACTGATTCAGAAGCAGAGAAAATAAGTCCAACTCCATCCAATGCAGAAAATCTTAGTTCTACACCGTTAACCACTCCATGGTATGTTCCGACTTATACCAAAATTGACGCTGACCATTATCAAGAAAGTGTATCTCTTGAACACAAAACAATAGTAAAAGTCATTTCTCAGGATCTCACGCATGATGGTTGGGGAGCTTATAGCGGACATTTAGATGTTAACGTTGTAGGAGATCAAACTGCAACTGTCTATACCATAGATGTTTCAAACTTCATCACAAACGCATATTGGGATATGCCTATTTTAAGCTCTATTGGTTATGGCTGCTGCTTGGCAAAATATTCTCAAGTCTCGGAATATCTGCCTGTTTACAATGACAACCGAATTGCGGATATTCCTCCCGAAAGCACTGTACTTATTTCTGAAGTAAACAGAGCGCCTAAGGTCGATGCAAGCGCACGTCAAATTGAAGCAAGGTATTATCCTGATCCAAACAATGGAGATGAATATTCAACTCTTTACTTCAATACCGATGATTTAACTATTATTTATTGAAAAGCATCACTTTTTTCAGACAATATAGGCTTTAATTTGTCAGCCGCTTTTAAGCCTTTGGCTGACTGAGACTTAGGTTTAGAATAAGATTAAGAGAAAGATAAAGATATATGCTCATTTGCACCAGCTTTTTGCGCCAACAATGTCCGGGACAAATTGGCTTACAAGCGGCTCACCGAGATTTAAACTTAGTATTTGAGTATATAAATATAGTTAAATACATATGCTCATTTGCACCAGAATTATCCCGGGACAAATAAAAAGTCCCGACACCATTCAGGCATCGGGGAAGTGTAGTAAACTCAATATTTTGAAGTTGACATTTTGCTGACTATGGCATATGATAATAACAGCTAAGGATTAGTGCTATGGTCCATCGAAAGCAAACGAAAACCCCGGAAGTGTACGAGACTTCCGGGGTTTTCTATTCCGTTTATGTAGGTGGCTTATGCCTTAGGCTGTTATGCTGCCTATTTGTCCTTTCTGTCCAGCCACTTGTAAATGCAGTAGCTAATTACATTTACTGCGACAGGGACAAGAATTAGTGCTACGATATTGTCCATCAGGCTCACCTCCTTTCTGCTGGAGGTTCGGCAGCTCTTTTATAATAGCATATCTTCTTGCAGTATTCCACGATTTTTGTAAATAAAAAAGAGCCCCAGTCCAGAAGGACCAGGGCTATGATGATATTACATTATACCTTCTCTACGTGTTTCGCTGCTACAAATCCAAAGTATTTTCCTGCGATCCGGACATAATACCAGCTCTGACCTTTCTTGTCTTTTTGCGTGTAATTCATTACATCAATCAAATTTCCTTTCGCCAGACTTGGCCATTTCTTGATAACCGGATATTCGTCTCCGGCCCAGGTGCGGACATCCGCTTTGCTTGTTGAGATCTTTCCGACAAATAATCTTTCACTCTTGTTCTGCTTGTTCTTGATCTCTTCCGATTTCTGACCTGTTTTTTCATCAAGGGTGAGATATCCAGTCCAGGCCCATCCGATTCCAATACCGGAAACTTTAACTTTTGTCCATTTACCGGATGTTTCTCCATTGATTTCAACGCGGTTTCCTTTGTTGATCTGTCCGAGGATATATCCATTTGGAGTTTCGCGGATATACAGATCATTTACAGTTGATGTTGCTGTACCGGTTGCTTTCCAGGCGCTTGCAGCCTGCTTTTCTTCTCCCCAGTCAATCCATACATAACCATCGATCGCAGAATCTCCGATTGCATAGGATTTGTTCCGGACGGATCCACCGTTAGCTTCCACGCCTGCTGCTGAGGAAGTGTTTCCCTCATTTGTGTAAATCCGCTGTGAATCCAAAGACGAAACGGATCCGACATGGCTTCCTTTTCTGAAAATCACGAGAGCACCCTTCTTCGGAGCCAGATGCCAGGTGCCCGCTTTCTTCGCATGGGTTGTAATAGACTGGCAGTTGTAAAAGCCTCCGCCCATGATCTGCAGTGCTTTTGTGATTCCCAGTGTTTTTACAAGCTTCCAGAACTGATATTCTGCACACCACGGCTGGGCCTGGCATCCAGGCTGTCCCCAAGAGTCTACATCTCTGGCAAATTTTGTGTAGTTATTGCTGCCAGCGTTTTTCGTGAAATCGTCCAAGAAAGCCTCTGTTCGCTTCTCCAGATACGGCTTACTTCCACCGCTGTTTGCATAATAATCTCCAAAGTTAATGAACTCCTGTAATTTGCTCATTTTTACTTCTCCCTTCGATTCTGTGTCTTTATCAGCATATGTATAGATCATTTCAATGACTGCTTTCTGCCGGCTCTCGTAGTCTCCTACCTGGTTTGGCACCGGATCGCTCAGATCCTGTCGCAATGTTGCATAAATCTTGTCAGCAGTATAAGGTTTCGCTGTTTTTGCAAGGATTCTTTTCAGAGCCGATGCGCCGCCCTGATGATAGATGTTAATGCATTCCATCATGGCGGTGTCCGACATGGTTCCGTATGTTTTTGCGATACTTGCGGCGTATGTGGTGATCTGGTCCTCCATCAGTGCGTCCTGGCATTTAATGCCAGTCGGTGTACTGATGATACTGATAATGCATTTCCCTTTCGCAGATCCGGCGGTTACTGCGTATGTAGCCCAGCTTTTTAACAACAGATCTGATTCCAGTCCGGCCGTATCCATTTTTTTGAATAACGCCGGATTTGCTCTTTGAATTCGATATAACAGTTCTTTTGCCTCATCAGCGTACCACTGACCGGCTCCGATGGTGATAGCTGTTTCATTCGAACAGTTTTCTCCAACGCCGTCAAATTCTGCGTAGTTCTGTTTTCCGTACTCTTCGCCGCCGCTTTCAACTGCATACAGGATCTTCCGCAGGACCTCTATGTTCTTTTTCTGCATAATGTCTCCTTACTTCCGTCTGAACTGCTCAATCGCCTGAAGCACTTTATCGTATCCGATCATCGCTGACAGCCAGGATAACAGTACAAGAGCAATCAGATATACCGCCATTTTCTCATTAATCTGTGTTTCGGTTGCGATCATATATCCAGCCCCGACCATTGCGGACAGGGCAACGGCTACAATTCCGGCAAGAAAGTTCGAATGATAAGTTTTCTTGAATTCATCCAGAGTTTTCTTGATAGCTTCTGTGAACAGTCCTGTAAAAATTGATATAATCATTAATCCGAGTAAAAATAATTCTAAATTCATGTTTCTTCCTCCGTTTCGTTTTCTTCCGTGTTATCAGTTTCTATGTCAGGAGTGCCGTATCGCTCCTGATTCTCTTCTTCGTCTTCTTTCTGCCACTCACGATCCTGACGTTTGTCCTTATTCGTCCGAATCCAGCCGCAGATTCCGCACTCTCCAATCGTTGCTGCTACGACAGCACAAGCGTAAGTTTCCGGCATACTTCCGTACATACGGAAAGTCTGTATCATCTGCCAGTTGAACCACACAAAAAAAGCGCCGACAAGAATCAGCACCAGGTTTAATGTTCCGACTTTTTTCACAGCCGCAACAATTTTCTTAAATTTTCTTTTCAGATACATAATTTCCCCATTTCTCACAAAAAAGAATGTTCTTCCCAGCACTGGTGATAGACATTCTTGATGTGCCCGATTGTTTCTGTAGTGACATCATTCTCAAATTCCGGATGCTCACTACAATATTTCTCATAAGCTGTAATGTCTATGAGGATCTGGTCAAAATGCTCCTTTGTGTGCAGGATATTCCGGAGCAGTTCTTCACCGAAGCGCAAGATCCTGACTCTCCGCTGTTCAATATCCCGACGTTCATCCGCCGCCCTTGCATCATTCAGGTTGACCTCCATACGCTCTATCTTTTTGTTGAGGCCTTTTACCTGTTCCATCACTTCCCCGTTGATGGCCCTTCCTACATGTCTGGCCATCCATGTCCAGGGGTTGATCTGTATCTTTGATACCTGTACTAATGACAGGAGGAGAACGACTGCTCCCCCTCCGCCGAAAAAAATCTCTGTAAGATTCATTTTTCCTCCCTCACGTCAGGATCGCTCCTGCTGTTGAATAATTCTTCATCGTCTGCGTCCGCATATGGCCGGCAGAGGTTTTCCGTGACATCAATTTCTTTTTCGATATCTTCCAGGGTTTTGCTGCCAGTCCCTCTCTGCAGTAATCTCAGGTCTGTGACATGTGACCACAGCCGGCTGATGATCTGTAACTTCGTTGCCATGTTCTTCACCTGTATTAAGCATGTAACTCCTGCCCCTGCAATCATCCCTATAAGGAATATGAAGAGCAGGATTCCTACAGTCATGCTTCCTCCTCTTCAAGATTGATAAGTTCCTGGTATTCCTGATCGGTGAGTTTTCCTCGCTCATGGGCCTGATCTACCATCCGCAGCCAGTCCTCGTGATTGTAGAATTTTTTCATCTTAATCAAGATTCTGTACATTCTCTGTATCCTCCTCTTCTTCTGTTTCTTCCGGAAGGTAGATTCCGGACATCATTGCAACGTACTGCATTGTTACCTTCTGCCCTTCTATCTTCTCTTTCTGTGCTGCTACAGTTGCTCTGAGGTTTTCGTTCTCTGCCATTTCCGCAGGTGTCTGAGACATTTTTCTTACTTCCATTTTCTTCACCCTTTCTTAAATTTTTCAAGTATTTATTTGTTCTCTGTTTCATTTTATAGGAGTTCCCTTTATCAGCATTGTTCTCCCAAGAGGCATGATGTTCGTCTATTTTCTTTTCATCCAGTTCTCCCCTCTGAGCTTTATTTACCATTCGCACAAGTGTTCTTCTTTCATGTTTTACACTATCCGGATTAAGTGTCATGATAACTTTTCCGGTATCTGTCATGTGATACTGAAAGCCCAGGAACAAAAATCCTTTTCTGAGCGGCATCACATGAGATTTCTTTTCATTTATCTCTAGTGCGTATGTTTGAAGCTGTTCTATGGTTTTGCGATATACTTCTTCTGCCTGCTCTTTTGTCGGCAGGAGCATCCAGAAATCATCCATGTACCTGATATAGTATCGAACATGCAGCTGCTCCTTGATGTAATGATCTACCGGATCAAGAAGGGAAATCCCGGCTATCTGTACCATCTGGCTGCCTGGGTTATAACCTGTCTCTCCTGCGTACTGATCTCTCAGTACTCCACAGGACATCCGGCTTGTAGCGTTGTCTGTTTTGTACGAGATCTGTTCTTCCACGTCACTATGCCGCATGTTCAGATAGTATCCGTGAATGTCTATCTGAACCAGCCAGCCGTCAGAACCATGGTTGCAAAAATAGTTCCATAGATATTTTTTAACCAGCTTCCTCGCAAAATCTGTTCCTTTTCCGGTTTGGCAAGCGCAGTTGGTGTAGACGAAGCTTTTTGTCATTTGTGGATACAGAGAGTTATCATTGATGCTTCTCTGGTATACTCTATCCTTGAACGGAATGCTCAAAGCTTCCCGGCGTTTCGGATACGTTACCAGCACTGGTTTAGGCTTTCCGTTTTTCCAAGTTCCTTCTTTTAGCTGGCGTTCCATCCGTAGCAAATTTTCTTCACTGTTCAAAACAAATGATTTTACAGATGGCTTCCAGGCGACTCCTTTCTTGCACTTCATCATTGAATCGTACAAGCTATCAAAATCTGTTATATTATTCATCTTTTGTGTTCTGCAGTTTCTCAGTGCTGACAGGCTTCTTTCGAAGTCGCGCACTGTCTCTTTCGATTGTCCGCAGTATTGTTTCGGCTTTATGCCGGGGATTTCAGCTCCTTGTCTAAGTCTTCCGGGCAATCATTACTATGTAATGACCATGGCGCCGTATGCAAGACAATCGGGGCATACGTATTCGAGTTCCATGCGTTCGTGTTGTTGACGCCGCCGTCCGTGTTCACATTCATGACGTTGTTGGCATTGCCGCGATTGGCCGAACGCGAAAACACATTCTGAGGTTACAGCCTACATCCCATGTTTTTTACGAGTAACGATCCTGATCAGATTCTTTCCATTTTTTGATGTAGTTTCTTGTTTTCAAAGTTTTCTCTGACCAGTATTTTACTTTCTTTCCTTTTAAGTGATATAGCGGACGTGCAAGTCAGATCAGTGCCAGCAAGTTATTGCAGTCCAGAATTGCCTGACGCTGCAGTTTATTTCTGTACGCAAATAATTCTTTTCTTTTTGAATCTGTTACTCTGATATTATTTGCTGTCCAGACGTGCATATAAATATCCTTTGCTGTCCGGATAATATCATCAGTAAGAGCACTCTGATATTCCGGAAGAAATATATTTTTGTTATTGCATATCTGAATCGTATACAACGCCAGTTCTCTCGCTTCCCAGGCTGCATCAAGCTGCCGGTTTTGTGGCGTATCTGGTACATTTCTCTCCCCTGCTTTAACTGCCATTTCTTTCCTTTCTATCCCTGCATCCGTGGGTGCAGGGATTCATTGATTTCTGATTATATGAAGACAAGCGGGGCATACGTACTCGAGGACCACGCGGACGTGCCGTAGACGCCGCCGCCCGTGCCCACATCCATGACGTAGTTGGCATAGCCGCGATAGGCCGAACGCGAAAACACAAACTGAGGGGATGTATGATTTGCCGCAGAGTACCGGATCATGCAAGGATATGATTTCCATGGCTCCAGTTTTGTTTTGGAATTTGTCCTTCTCTGCCAGTATTCATGAGGGGTTCCTTCATCTGTATTGATGTTGATATTCATTTCTACGAATGATGCAAGGAACACCTTGTCATATGTAATGTCAGTTACTCCGCCGTCACTGACTGTGTTCGCAAGTGTGATCACTTTTACAGGTTTCAGCACCGCGATCATATCTGCCGGCAGGCCGCATAAGAAACCATCCTTCTGTGAGAGCTGGCTTGGAGCAATGTCCCAGTCATCCTGCTTTTTCCACCACTTGTTCTTCGGCTGATCAGAGTTGAGCCACTGACGTGCCGCAGAGTATTTCCAGCGGTTCCATCCATATCCGGATTCCTGCATACTGTTGAGGTTCCCGTTTCTGGTTGTATACTGCATAATTCCCAGAGACGTTCCTCCGGATCCGGACGTAATAGGCACTGTCTCAATTGTCGTAATTCCATCTGCGGCGTATGAGGTTGCTTTCCATTCTGATGCTGCTTTATCCGGCATCTGAGTGAACCCTGCCACAGATCCGCCAGCTGGAACAGCTTTCGTAAGTGTAAACTGCCATGTTGTATCTTTTTGTGCGTCTTTGTCTCCCCATTTCGCTCCAAGTGTTATATTGTATGTCCCAGCCGTAAGTCCATCAGGGCAACGTAGAAACGCACGGTTGCTGAACTGTACTCCGAACGGGGTTGTGTAATGTGCTTCCAGAAATGTTCCCTGGATTATTTCTCCATCCTCCAGTTCCACCTCGTCAAAATGTGTGATCTGCCACGGGAATTCGTAATCCTTACTTGCTGCGGTGTCTGTCCATGTTTCCTTGATCTGATCGCCGAAGTCAAGAAGTTCTTTCAGATAACCGTTCCTGGAAAGTCCACTGAGCTGTGCCCAGTCGGAAAGATTTTCCTGCTTCGCCGCCTGTGAGAATGCGATTGCGTCCAGGGAGGTTGCGATTTTCTGCATTGTGGCTTCCCGTGGAAAATTAATGAGTGTCTGATCTCCTGTTGCCATTTTCTTTGATTCCTCCTTGTTTTTTTGTATAAAAAGAACCTGTAAGGATTTCTTACAAGTTCTCGTTATTCTGTGTATATGATATCAAGGCCTCCGTCTTCGGAGTTTACCTGAAATGTGATGTGATTTACCTGTGTCTTTACTGCCTCTGCGGCCGCATTTGCATTCTCAACGGCCTTTACAGATTCCGCCACACGGGAAGCCTCCGCCTTCACTCTTGCTGATTCTGCGGCTGTCCGGGAATCTTCAGAGCTTTTTCGGACTATTTCCTCCTTATTCCTGGCTTCCTCTGCTTTCTTTCTGGAGGATTCGGCTTCTGCTCTGGCACTTTCGGCAGATGATCTGTCCTGTTCTGCCTGAGAGCGCTTTGTTTCAGCAGAACCTCTTGCGGTTTCTGCCGAGTTTCTGCTTTTTTCATCAGTAAGCCTCTGAGTTTCCGCATCAGTTCTGGATTTTTCAGCACTGTTTCTGGTATTTTCCGCCTGAACCCGCAGCTGTTCAGCAGACGCTCGGCCTTCTTCAGCAGATATTCTTACTTCTTCATTCTGAGTTCTTCCCTGCTCTGCCTGGACTCTGGCGGATTCCGCTTCGGATCTTTCATTTTCAGCCTGATTGCGATTCCCTTCGGCTTCATTTCTATTATTTTCAGCTGCAATTCTTGATTTCTCATTTCCGGCCCGGACGTCTTCTGCATCTTTTCTGTTTTTTTCAGCAGTAACTCTTTCAGCTTCCGTGTCGGTCCTGGACTTTTCAGCTTTTGTTCTCTTTCCTTCCGCATCAGCCCTGGCTGATTCAGCGCTTTCTCTATCAGCCTCAGCACTTGCCCTGTTAGATTCTGAAGCGTTCCACTTCGAGTCATTTGCTGCCCTGGCATCCTCAGCTTCCACCCTGGCATTTTCAGCAGTATTTCTTTTCTCTTCCTCAGCTTTTCTAAGCTTTTCAGAAGAAACTCTGTCCTCTTCTGCATTCTGTCTTTCTTTTTCTGCTGATTTTCTATTTGTTTCACTGCCCTTACGAGCAGATTCCGCTTCAGATCTTTCGGTTTCAGCCTTAACACGGCTTTTTTCCACCTCAACTCTGTCGCTTTCCGCCTCTTCGGTATCCTCAGAAACCTGATTGATTTTCTCCATTGCTGATATGAACGCTTCTCTGACCTCTTCGCCGTAAACCGCATTCCGCAGCTTTTCAATCTCAACACTGATATCAGCCATTTAATCACCTTCCCTTTTCTGATCGTCCTTCTGTTCTGGCAAACCGTTTTCGGAAAGCGCGCCTTCTGGCTCAACTGGATTGTCATTTTCGGAATGTTTACTTACATTTTCTATGCTTTTCTTCGTTTCCTCCAACAAAAGTTCAAGTTCTTTGTTCTTTTTCTGAAGCTTTTCGTTCTCGCTTCTGAGCTTTACATTCTGATCTGAAAGTTCATGAGTCAACTCCGCTGCTTTTTTCTCTCTGATATCTGCAAGCAATCCTACAACGATTCCTTCTGCCAGATATGCCGGTAAGCCGCTTTCAGATAATATCTGAATAGTAGCTGTGTTAAATTTCTGGCTTGTTACTTCAATAATTTCTGATAATACCATTACTCCATTTTTCTCCTTTCACTGTACAATTCCTGTATCAACTTCATCATTGCCGGGATTATTACACGGAAATTCCAGTCTTCCGGTTCCCCGTCCTCATTCAGCTGAGCTGCTTCTGGAAAAATATCATATACATCCTCAGCATAAAAACCGGGTAATTTCTTTCCGTTCAGCCAATCATCCGGGCTTAGATAATTTTCTTTATATTTGAACCAGACTACCGGCACATTCAACATTTTTTCAGCTTCCGCTATCGTCATATCAGCTACGTGATCTTTGTATCTTTTCGAAGAAGACGACAGATATGCTACAGTAGTACCGTCTGATGCAAATACAAGATGCCCTCCTGACGTAACGTGTCCGAGGTTAAATACCTGAAACGTATCTGTTTGATCTGAAAAAGTATCTGATCCGCAGTAGATCTTAAAGCCGCCATCAACCTTGAAACCATTCCCAATTGCGGACAGCTCAGTTCCTTTTGCGAATATGCTTCCGTTTTTTATTGTAAAACCGCCGATGGTTCCCTTGACACATGCAAACGATCCGTCTGTAAGAATCTTGAAATAACTGTTTGCCGTTACCAGGCCATTGAAATTGATTTTTGAAGCCTTGATGGTTACACGTTCGGCAGACTGATTAATCTTCGAAATGATCTCATTTGTCCCGACTTTTTTACTCACCGTAGAGGTGATCGACTCCGCGGACTGCTTAATTGCCGACTGCATCTCCGTTGTAGTAGAGTAGTCTGCAAATTTGTCAGATACCGCAGAGATACTTTTATCGACATCCTCCAGAGCGGGTGTCCAGTCAGTTGCCACATTCCCTTTTTCGAGCTTCACGTTTCTAATTCTTGCAGTGAAACTTGCCTCCACTGAACTTGAGTTATAGAACTGGATACATGCGGCTTCGGCAACATTCGCCGATGCCTGTGCCGGAATAGTCAGCGTCTGTGTAACATGATACCACGTATTCAGCTTACATCCGTTTTTGCCTACGACCGGAAGATCGTGTTTCGTAACAGATGTCCAGATTCCGGTCGCCGTTTCTCCTGAAGTGGCTGTTGTATAACGCTGACCGATCCAGAGTTCTTTTTGATCCGTACCGGACGGAAAATTCCATACGGTGTACATGATATCGTATGACCACGTCACTTCCTCTCCAACCGAGTAATCACGGCAACTATAGAGAAATCCAGATGCAATATCGACTCTTGCATATGTCTTTTTCGATTTCAACGTAATTTCTCCGTATCCGTTCGCAACTTTATCAAAATTCTGAAAAAAACCAGCTTTTTTGTCACCTTTTGAGTTAAGAATAAGATTTCTACTACCAACTCGGACGGTTTTTACTGTCGAAGTGATCCTATCCGCGGCCTGTTTAATTGCTGAATTCATTTCAGTAGTAGTAGAATAATTCTTAAGTTTATTCACAGTATCAGCTTTTGCATCTGAAATCCCGCTTTCATATGTCGTTGTAGTGACATATGTTTTGCTCACCGTAGACGTAATCGATTCAGCTGACTGTTTGATCGCACTTTTCATTTCTTCTGTTGTGGAATAACTTTTCAGCTTTGATTCGGTATCAGCTTTTGCATTTTTCAGAGCATTATTTGCTTTTGTTGTAGAATCTTCCTTTACATCTGAAATTCCGGTTTCATAAGTGGACGTGGTAACATATGTTTTTGATACGGTAGACGTAATATTATCTGCCGCCAGCTGGATTGCGGAGTTCATTTCTTCCGTGGTGGAATAGCTTTTTAGCGTATTCTTTACGCTTAGTTCGATGTTTCCAACTTCTGCTTTTATCTGTGTTGTCAGATCGTCTAAAAACTCCTGAATTTCTCTGAGGCACCGGATGTTGGTTATATATGCTACATTCCCTTTACTGCCGTAAACCCTCACAGATACAGCCTTGGATGCTTCCGTAATCTTAACTTCTTTACTGACAGAATGATATTCGTCAGCTGTAAGGCTGTTATAATATACCGTATCCCGGTTCCCTGTAAATCCATACTCAAAGTAGTTTGGACGCTTAGTATTCCCGTCCGATTCCGGAAAAGCTGTTTCGATGCTAATCTTATATATTCCTTCCGGGAGGTCCCCTACATTCTGCTCTATAACAATACTTCCAGTATTATTAAACTCCACTTTCAGGCAATTCAGATTCAGAAACTCAGCCTCGGTCACGGTTGCGACATCTCCTGTGATCGTAAACGCATCCTTGGATAACGTTTCCTGCTCTCCACCGGAAATATAATTCTTTCTCAACACCAATTCTTTCGTACTCGAAATCTTCATGGCAATCTGATCGTTGAGCACTTTCAAAGAAGATTCTACTTCCTGCATCATAGCCTTTTCGCGACCATCAGTATAAGAATTTGCAGCACTTTCCGCTTCGGATATGGCATTCTCAACAGAGGTTCGATATCCAACGTCCAGAGTCTCAGCCATGATGGACTGCGCCATAATCATTTTCCCATTGATCTTACCGTCCATAGTTAGAGCAATGCCATCGATCGGTCCATCGTACCCCTGACTATAATGTGCAAGTCCTCCTAATCCCCACCGCCAGAGATTGCTGGCTTTGGTTTTGTACTCTTCATCATCAGCCACGATAAATTCTTCCGGAACATGGATCGCATGGCCATTCTTTGTCTGCCCGTTTATCAGTTTCTGTGCATTTTCATAGGCCTCCTTAAGGATCTCCTTCTTTGATGGCATAGATTTTATCGTTTCTTCCATATTTGCAGTAGTCTGAGCATTTGAAGAGGTATATGTTTTATTGCTTGTACTATCACCAAGGGTTACAGTATTCTTCGAAAAATCAGAAATATAGATTTTCTTTTTCTCCAGCGGAAACTCTCGATCTAAGCCATTCTGCTTAGAAATACAGCGGATTTTATCGCCAATCTGAAATTCTTCTACCTGCTTATCAAGAAGATTCATATCAATTGCTTTGAGTTCCAGGATCATCTTCTCATACTGTGTACTTTTGAGATATTCCCGACCTTTTTTCATGAGATTTTCCGGAACCGTAACATCGTCCCAGGTTACGACTTTCGTGATTTTTCCATATTCTTTTACAGCATTATCATCTGTAACATAGATTACACCACCGTTGACATCCGCGATTGTAAGGCGATCCTCCAGGATGCCTACATCATTTTCGGAATCCTCTTTTTTCGCCCCGAGCGGAATAATGCGAGTGGCAATTTCAGATGCATCAATATTTCTCGAAAAATCTAACAGGTTTTTTGCAAACTCTATCGTCTGCGTATTTTTTTTGTAAAAATCTTCATCGGAAAGATAATCCAGCAACCGAACGCCATTTTCATGCCGGATAACGAAGTGGCCGCCCAACCGGTCGGTCAAGCGGTCAGACATAAGCTCTCTGGTTGTATCATAATTCGAATACCGGTACAGGGAATCATTGCTGTCCGTTACAGTTACTCTTCCGAGGACAAACTGTTTTCGCTCTTCCACCTGTGAGTTATGTATATCAATCAAATCTTGCAGGTACTGTTTTACTGTACAATCCTGATATACTTTGATCGGCTGTATACTATCGCAGAAAAATGCAAGTTCGCCCTCACAGAAAACCTTTTTTGCTCCGGAAAGATCGTCCTCATCATCATACAAAATACGTCCGTAAAATTCTGCAACTCCGTCATTATAGAAAACCACATCCGTGGTCAGCTTTTTCACATACTCATAGTCGGGATGATCCGGATAGACGGTAAATTCCGCCTGTCCATTGATATTGTCTCCGGTTTCAAAGTATCCATCCCCAACATACAAATTCTGTTTCGGATCATGCAGTACATATTCCTCGCCATCCGCAAAAGCTTTCACCGTGTACATTACAGGACACCTCCTGTTCCGTCTGCTTTCGTCTTATGCGGATCACAAGTGCAGGAAATAACAATCTGAGTAAGAACCTCATTTGTCTTCTCAGTATTCAATTCACATCTTCCTGTATACTGATAATCCGGATCCGTATCAAGTGTGATCGGCAGTTTCTGTCCATGTAATGCCGTTGCAATGGTTGTAATCAATGAAGACCAATCTTTATAATTGCAATTTCTGGCATCAAACGAAAACTCCAGCGTCCTCATGCCATAAGTCACACCGCCGAACATCGCCTCTGTAAGATCAAGAGAACCGTTCATACCAGGAACTTCGACATAACTTGTCTTAACTTCTGGCAGTCCTATCTTGATTTCTTTCAGTTTCAATCCCCACGCTTTGTATGAATGGTTTGTTCCAAATGTTACTCCTGTTCCTGACACGATCATCCTCCTCTCTTTTTATGTGCATCAATTCTGGCAAGGTTTCTGTCCACAAGTGGAGTCTGCGCCCTTGCAACCTCTTTTCCGTCCAGCTCTACGTGAACATGTGTTTCGCCGGCAATCTCAACAGTTGTATCACCGGAGTCGAAAACACCTTGTTTCTCCTTCACAATTTTATATGTCGTATTCGCATTCTTGTCGATTGCAATCTTTCCAGTTTCAACTTTTACAGCCATCTGCATCCGCTTTCCAAGTGAAGCCATTTCTGTGTCCATCTGGTTATACAGATCTGGCATTTTGTTTTCAATACCTTCCCCGATTCCAGGTGGAATCCACTGGCCTACTTCGTCTGCAAAAACCCGTGACGGTGAATGGATACCCAGCGCACTCTTTGCATTGTTTACTATGTTGCTGAAAAAATTACGTACAGAATTCGCAAACCAGCTTCCGGCACTGCAAATGCCGTTCCATACTCCAGTTACAATATTCGAGCCTATCGTCCACATCTGGCCCGGAAGTCCGGATACACCATTAACAACCGCATTGACAAGATATGTAGCAGCATTACTTCCTGCGCTGAAAAGTTCACTTCCCCAGGATGTTACTTTCGAAATTGCTTCAGAAAGGTATGTCCGCATTCTCTCTGGAAGTTCAGAGAAAAAACGAATTATTATCTGAACAGTATTAGAACCTATATCCTGCGCTTTCTGAACGGTATTATTCCCCCAGGTGACCAGTTTGTTATAGGCATGTGTCAGCCAAGTCCAGATCTTTCCAGGTAACTGTGAGAAAAACTGAACGATTCTATCAATACATTTTTTCGAAATTGCTTCAGACTTCTGGAACATCTGATTGCCCCAAGATACAAAATTATCAAACGTGCCTGACAACCATGTCCTGACTTTTTCAGGCAGTTCAGAGAAGAATTTCGAAATATTTTCAATGTACTTCGGAATGTTTTCCGTTATCCATGTCTCAACATTTATTCCCCACTGGGCTATGTTATCGTAAGCGTTCTGGAAGAATTCTGTGATCTGTTCCCAGTGTTCTTTGACAACAACTACTGCTGTAGCTACAGCGGCTACAATTGCTGCTATTACTCCTGCTACAAGTGCCGGTGCACCAAGAATAACAGCCCCGACAGCCGCCAGCGTAATTCCGACAAGCATAAGAGCTTCTTTTACAGCACTGAAGCCATTTACGACCATATCCACAAAATTGGTTACTGCAAGAATTGCTCCTGCAATAATAGAACCAATTCCGGCTATTGAAGTACAGAACTTTGAAACAAACGCTATTGCTTTTTCTATTGCCGGAAATTCAAGTTTCAGAACCTCCGTCAGCGTTCCGGCTCCGCCCTTCCAGAGTGCAAAACCATCAATTACTTTACCAATGACTCCGGTAAGTCCAGAAACGCCTCCTTTTAGTATACCGAGTATACTAAAAAGAGATTTTACCGAAGAAAGAACAGAGCTTGCCACGCTCAAAGCTGCTATTGATGCGGCAATCGTTCCAATCGCTTTTCCGATTTCTTCCATCGCATCCGGATCCTGGCTGTCAATCACAGAAAAGAGGTTTTCAACCAGATTTACAACTTCTTCCGTGATATTTCCAGCTGTATCAAAAAATCCCTGAAAAAAGCCTTCCAGCAATGCCGAAATACCGGGAAATTCTTCACTCAACCCCTCGCAAAATCCGGTCATAAAATCCTTTGCCGCCTGAATGATCAACGGCAAATTTGATTTTACTGCTTCATCGATCTTGCCCAGCATTTCACCGAAGGACTGGCCTATTTCCTCTGAATGATCTGTCATTGCCTGGAGGAACTCTGTAAACAGATATATACCGGCGGACCACATATCACCGGCAACATTCAGAATTGCCCGTATAAGCTCAGAAACCACCGTAGCTCCAGCTTCGGCAAATTCTTCCTGATGGTCCATGATGGCATTTATGAACGTACCTACCAGGTTCTCTGCAATCCCTATCAATTTTGGGGCCGCATTCATCCCCATTTCAGCCAGCTCTGCAATAGAGTTTCCCAGTGCTTCAACAAAACCATCAAAGCCTTTTTCTGCTATGGCGGAATTCATATCCTCAAGCATCGATGTCAAGGCCTTGACGGTATCCTTCATCGGTTCCTGGACCTTCTCATACAACGAGATCTGAACCGACTCCAGAGCACTTTTTGCAAGGGTAATCGCTCCCTGTAGGTTATCGTTCATGGTATCCGCCATTTTTTCAGCAGCACCATCAGCATTATAGATGGATTCCGTCAGCTTATCATAATCTTCCGCAGAAGTATTAACGATAGCAAGCAGACCGGACATACCTTCCTGACCAGCAAGCGTGGCAGCGTACTTGGCTTTTAAAGCTCCCTCTGCTCCATAGGCCTTTTCTGTCAGATCTTCTAAATATTTGTTATATTTCTTTTCTGTCAACTGCCCAGATTCGTATTTTGACTGAAGATCTGCAAGCTGCTTTTGATATTCTTCCATCGGCATCTTACACTGACCAAATGATTTTCTCAAATCATCCATGATATCCTTCAAAGATTTCATGGAACCGTCACTGTTGCTCAATGAAATTCCAAGATAATCCATGGCATCCGCCATTTTATCTGTCGGTTTGGCCATATTTGTGAGCAACTGCCGTAATGCAGTTCCTGCTGTGGATGCTTTGATACCCTGATTGGCCATCAGGCCCAATGCAATAGATGTGTCTTCTATGTTATATCCGAGTGATCCAGCCACCGGCGCCACATATTTGAAAGATTCACCAAGCATGGAAACGTTCGTATTCGAATTTGATGCAGACTGAGCAAGAACGTCTGCAAAATGGGTCGCATTTGAAACTTCTTTCGAAAAACCATCTTTGATGATAGTTGTTGTTCCGTCCGCCGCCAGTCCGAAAGCCGTCATAGCATCTGTGACGATATCACTCGTCCGGCCAAGATCTTCTCCACTTGCAGCCGCAAGGTTCATAACGCCCTCAATACTGCCGAGCATGTCATTTGTTTTCCATCCAGCCATTGCCATATACTGGAAAGCTTCCGCTGATTCAGAAGCGGAGAACTTTGTCTTCGCTCCCATTTCTTTTGCTTTGTCCGAAAGCTTCACCATATCATCTCCGGAAGCTCCAGAAATAGCCTGCACTTTGCTCATTCCGGCTTCAAAATCACTACCGGCTTTTACAGCTGATGCGGCAAATCCCGTTACTGCTGTAGCTGCTCCGGCTATGACTGCAGCTGTTGCCTTAATCCCCTTTGATGCTATGCCAGATATTTTACTGATTCCTGCCTGGAATCCTGACGAGTCAATCGCCGTGTCGAATTTTAGTGTGCCATCATAAGCCACAACAATCTCACCCCTTTTCTGGTTCGATCATCGGCTCATAATGGCACTACTTGATCTGTTTTCCGTCTTTTAATTTCACTTCGAAAAAGGCGCGACAGTTCCGTCCCTTACAGGCAACCATCACGCCTCTGCATTCTGCCGAATCTTCAAAAAATATAGGCATCTTGTATCCGCATTCAGGGCACTGCACCTGATGCATGGATTTTTTCACTTCAATTTCTGACCACCTCCTTGTGTTTCTATGATTTCCATTACAGAAGTCCGCTAAGATCTCCGCCGTTCATAAGAGCGTTTGCAATTGCATCTGCCTTTTCAATCTCATTCGCTGGCATAGGCAGAGCATAAAGATTTTTCATCTTCTGATAGTAATCCCTCTGCTCCGGCGTCATTTTCCCGTTAATTTCCATGCTTCGATATCCCATGATCTCTGATATTTTCATATCTGATCTGAGTGAATGAAACATTGCCCGGAATTTCCACCAGTGCATATACGGAACTTTCTGAAGGTCTATATGATACTGAGAAAAAAAAGCAGCATAAATATAATCATCGTCATGCTCAAACGAATAAATTCTCTGTGTATCATCCGGATCCAGGGCGCCACTTCGCCGTGCCTGTTCCTGACGGTATTTCTTTCCACCCTGGTAAAACCACATGATCTGGTCAACAGCGGCATCAAGGTCACGCGGAATAATCGGATAATATAGTTCCAACGCTTTTTTTGCTTTCTGAGCATCTTCTATGTCCGGATCCTGCATCAATATTTCAAATGCAATCGTAACCCGGAAATCTGAATTAATCGCATAAAATTCCTCCCCGATCTGGACAGTCACTGGAAGAGGTTCTATAAGCATGTTATGTCTCATACCAGACGCTCGTTTGGTGTATAAGGATGAATTTTGGAAGAATTTCTTTTCTTACCTTTATGCTTCTGATTTCTTCTTTCCGCTCTGTTAGGTGTTGGCATGTACTTATTCGTAATATCATTGATCTTATCATCGTTACGTGCCTCTGTTGTGATGATTGCAAATGCTTCCATGCTCTTTCCGAGATTGCATTTTCCTCCGAACAGTTTTTCCGAAGTACCTTTTCCGCAAACAGAATCAAAGAAATCATTCACAATACTGCACTGATACCGGATACACTCCGCATTGCTTTTTCCTTCATATGCTGTTTTATCCTGGATACGCTCAGCTACCCTCTGACATTCTTTTTCAAACTTTTCAACTACATCCGCATCCAGCAAATCCAGTTCCAGCTCTACTCCGTTAATTAACATGCTCATATCCTCCTCTTATTACGCTGCGGTAAACGCAGGTGTCTTTGTATTAAAGTATCCGTCCACCGGGTCTCCTACTGCATTCAGGTTTCCTTTTACGGACTGTTTCTTGTCACCTTCAATGCTCGATACCTCAGCAGAAACCAGGAATTTACGTGCCGCATAAGTAGAATCTGCCGATGCTTTTCCTTCGAACAGTTCCACTCGACAGTATTCAAATTCTGCTTCTGCTCCAACAAGATGATTTCTTCCAACCGTGTACAGGGCGTTTACAGCTTCCTGGCTCTTGATCAGATGCGCTTCAAACGGGAACACCGATTTGTACGATGTCACAGAAGAACTTTCGGATGCTTCATTCACATACTTGCTACTTTCACTTTCCGCTCCGAAGGTTTCATTCAAACTGGTAAAACCAACTCCCATGAGGACCCAGTTCGGGGATTCCGATGTGCCGATATTGAGATAATCGGCAATCTGGTGTCGCTGTACAACGTCTCTTTTTCCTGTTGTCTCACTCATTTTTCGTTGCCTCCTTGTAATATAATAATCGCAAGGCTATCTGGTACCTTGCGTTTTCCATTGCTCCATCATAGATATATCCGGGTGACAGCACCTCGATTTCCTCTGCCGACATTCCCTCTGGCATTTCCGGAAGGTTCCCAGATAAGCTATTTTCCTCAATCCAGTCAGCAAGACGCTCGTAAAACTGTGAGTTTTCAATATTCTGAATCCTATCCATGCTGTAATACTCTCTGGATCCAAAATTGAACTGATACTGCCGCTCCGAACTGCCATCCACATACCTCTGTACAACCGGATCACAGATACCAGTTTCAATCACATACTCTACGGCATCCTGTCCAAGAGCATCCACCCTGAATATACCATCCTGCAAAAGAGGGCATTGAAGAAAATACTCCGTAATGCCCTCAACGATACTTTTTACTGCCATATATCCACCTCAGATCTTCTCTGCTCCTCGAAGAATATCCGCTTTTTCAGCGCTTTTCATACGTTCAAACCATGCTGCGCCGCGGTTTGCATCATAGCTTCGTGTAGCAGATGTGCCATAATACTGATATGCTGCGTAAGGGGCTATGTAATTAACTTCACCACTGCCAATCACTGTTCCAAGTGTGCCTGATTTTTCAAGCATTCCAGTCTTAAGCGGTACCCGTGGGCTGCACCGTCTCAGAACCTCAGAATCAATAAACATCTGTTTTTTTGAAAACTGGGCATTCCGCTCGGCTGCAAAATTGGGATTCCAAGACAATTCCGCCTGTCCACTTTTTTGGGAACTGATAATCATTCCCCGTGGGTTTGTTATAACTTTTAATCCGCTCATGCCGCACCTACCTTCCAGTGTCGTACCTTCAGACTTCCCCTTTTAGTGTTGTCCGCATACCCTGTCACTTTGACCATTTTCCCATATTTCTTGGCCAGGAACATGCCTATATCATTAATTGGGCTTGCTGCAATCCTGCCATACCGGAAATTAAATGGATCCCACAGCCACTGTTTTCCATAGTATACGCTTGCCTCAATATCTTCCCATTCCGGAAGAATAGTCCCTGTTCGGAAACTGAAATCATCCCAGCGCCAACGTTTAGGGTACATCAGCTTCGGGAAAATATAGTCTCCTTCCTGGATTGTCCAGTGTTTCGGGATCTCTTTGGGCGATAGCCGCCGGTATTCCTCCGGCGGCAGGAATGTCCGGTTATCCTGAATATGTGCTGTATATGGAATCCGAATAGCATAGACATCATGGCTTTTTTTATGTCCATCTTCCCCGGATACGCCACTGTTTTCATGCCAACTCACATTATAGATTCTGGTTGGGAAATAAGATTCTCTCCTATCCGGACCTGTGATTGCATTGAATATCGTCATTTCTTCAATGGCGTTTATCATGGTCCATCACCGTCTTTAAAATCGTACTGTCTGGAAAATCCTCGATACAGCAGACCTGTCGAAGCCAGGAAAGACCGTATCTTTGCCACAGCATTTGCAGTCGCATCCTTCTGTGTTCCCCCGGTGGAATAAGTCACGGAATAACCATCATTGCTCTCGGACGTAATCTCGCGTTCTGCTCTCACTTCATTCTGATACAGGCATTCTGCAGCCGCACATGCAGCTCTTTTTACAGATTCCGGAACTGTATCCAGCCTGTGGATCCTACCGAAGGTAAGCTGGTCAATGAGCGCAGATGCAGCCAGCATATTCGGGCCAAATTTCCCAGCCGTAATCTCTGTGCCAAGATAGTTCTTTGTGTAATAGGCATAATCTGCATACTTTCCGTTTTCCATATCGCACCTGCCTCTCAGTCTTTGGTTTTCTTGTTCTCTTCTTTTTTCTGCCCGGCAGGATCATCCAGATGGATCGCTCCTACTTGTCCAGGTTTCTCATTCAGATCGGTGAGGCTGTACCCCAGTTCTTTATAGTAGTCCGCCTTAGAATCCGGAATCCTGCATACGGCATTACCTTTCTGTGCAAGCTGCATCTTTACGCCTCCTGATCTGTCTTCTTTGTGGTCTTCTTTCTGGAAGCTGGTGCATCTGGTACAACTGCTCCCATTGTAGACTGTGCCTGGAGTGCAGCTTTCAGCTCGGCATTTTCCATCTGAAGCTCCTCAATCTTCTTATCTGCATTCTCTGCGTACAAGGTAGCTTCTTTCAGTTTTGCCTTCAGTTCCGCTACTTTTCTTTCAAGATTTTCCGGCTCGATCACCGTTTCTCCTGATTCGTCAGAAATTACATAACCCATTTTTGCATATTCCTCTGCTTTTTCTTCTGCAATGGTAAGTACGCGATTGGCTTTCTGTGCAGTATAACTCACTGTTTTTCCTCCTTTATTCACTATTTGTGCCCGGGACCCCAGGCACACAATCCGATCGTCACGCCTCTACAGACATTCTGATTCCTTTGTTTTTGTTTTTCAGTACGAAGACATCCTCGTGAGACTCTTCGTAATATACGTACTTTCCTTCAGACAGAGCAGACGGCGGGTCGAGTTTTGCAAACTCATAGCTGGTCGGTGTGATAACGGAAATCGGGTTAATCAGCATCATGTTAACCTGTTTCGCACCTACGGCCGGTTTCCATCCCTGAGTGAAGTTGTACAGTGTTTTCATCAATTCGGACGGAACCTCTGAGATTTCTACTTCTTCCAGTGCCGTGATTGCTCTGGAAAGTCTGTTCTGAGCTCCAACGTTCAGGGTTCTGTAAATTCCCTGTGCGCTCTTGAGCAGAGTATTAACTGCCGGAGTGACGTACAGCAGAAGCCCTGTCTTCGGAACTCTTCCTTCAGACATCTCTTCCAGGAATTTATCAAACACATTGAGGATATTCTCCGTTGTAAGCACGGTAGTGTCTGCTTTTTCTCCCTGTTTAGTCCAGTCAGCATAGATTTTAGAAATGGTATATGCATCCATTTCCGGAAATTTCTGTTCCTCATTGAACACTTTTGTAATGTTCGCAATGGTAGTTACCTGGTTTGTTTCCTGAACATCTCTCGGATGAACAAGAGTAGACCATTTTCTCTCGTTTTCAAGTGTCAGCGGGATCCAGCTGTTGTCATAATTCCTTGCGGCTGTAGCGATGGTATCTCTTGTGGAATCAACACGTCCTGTTACGGAAATGCTTGGAATCTCAATGGTCTTTCCGTTTAACCATCTATATCTTCCGTTATTTGGTGTTGCATACAGGGCACCAAAATACAGGACATACGGAAATGCCTGTTCCAGTGATCTCTGATATTCCTGTGCGTAGTTTAATGCTGCCATAGTCTATTTTCCTCCTAATCATGTTTTCTGACTCCGGTAAATCCGAAGCTGAACGCCGGTGTATTTTCCGGGTTATTGTTTGAATGGGTTGACGCTGCAAAAAACGGTTTGTTTTCCTGTCCTTTAGCGGCTGGCTCGTCCTCTGTTTTGAAAGCTCCTTTGTAATCCTCGCTTTCCATAAGGCTGTTCATGTAGTCCTCTGCGCCAAGGAACTTTCCATCCTCCAGCTTGAATCCCTTTTTATTGAATTCCGCCATGACTCCCTCACGGGCTGGCTTGCTGGTGAACTGATACTTGCTCATGAACATATCTGCAGCATGGGAATATTCCTGCGCTGTCAGTTTATCTTCCAGGGCTTTGGTATCCGCATTGTATTTGTCTTCCCATTCTTTTGCTGATTTCTGGATCCCCTCAATGTCCATATCCTTATAGGACTGGATCTCTGTATTGGCATCCGTGAGCTGCTGTTTCACTCCAGTCAGTTCCGTAACCTTGGCATTGTACTTTTCTTTAGACACATAGCCACCACCGGACAGATCTGCAATTTTGATGTTTCCATCTGCATCAATGGCAGCTTCCAGTTCCTCATAGGTCATTGCCTTCGGTTCTTCGCCTTCCTTCGGTGTTCCAAACAGTTTCTTTAAAAAATCGTAAGCCATTTTGCTTACCTCCCTTTCTTCGCTGATTTCATTTAATTTCCGGTTCACTCCGGCATTGCTATCGTGTGATATATCCTGACACGATCAGGAATGAACAGTTTAAACGCCATGTCCAGGGCAATAAAAAACAAGCTGTACTGTCAGCCTGTTTCTGTTGCATGTGATATACTTGTGGCTTCGTGATAGCCTCCAGGAGCTTTCATAATTGCATGAATGGAGAAATTATTGCATTCCGCTGTAAAAGCTGCTGATGGCTTCCCTGTAACCCAAGAGACGGGAGATATTGGATCGCCTCCTTCAAAGTGGTTCGTAGCATCTTTCGAACTCACGTCTGCTCATTGCGATCATCCCTCCTTCCGGCTTTCTAATAATGTAGTCTCCAACTCTTACATGGATTCTCTGCATCTTCCCGTAAATTGTGCAGCCATATACTTCTACATGATCCACGACTAATTTCCGGTTGATCAGAATATGTTCTCCCCGAACTGCGTCAATAAACCAGTCCGGAGCCCTTGCATCTGCGGCTTTGGTAAAGACAAAAGCATCTACCTCTACCGGCTTATGTCGAAATTTCATGCCAGCTTCTCCCTTCTATTATCTGTCTGCAAAATACCAGTCTTCCGCAAGACAGTCACGAATAGACGGAACCCACATTGCATGAGATCCGTCTACTGTGCTGATCTGAAGGTACGGTTCACACTTAAATAAATCGCCTTCCTGAAGTCCCCATGCTTCCGCAGTCTGCTTATTACACGGGATGCCATCCGGGTAGCCCTTCTGATACACAACAGAAAGTCCTTTACCGTTCCAGCCTTTACGGGCAAGTCTGTGCCCTTTCGCCAGATATTTTAATGCTGTCCCGAAACCAAATGCCTCTGTTCCTCCAAGTTCCGGGCAGTTCTCTCCATCTGCAATCTGCCATTCGTCAGATGCGATATTATCAAAAGTATATTCCGGACATTCCATCTGGCGGATATCCAGCTCCTCACCGTCTTTGGTATGTATTACGATTGTTTTCTTCTCGGCATCCCAATACCAGTAACCGCCCCAGCTTGGCAACTTTACCTTATTTCCGGATCTCATTTCTCTTAATGCGTCTGCAAATTTCATAGCTTTATTCCCCTTTCTCGTAATCTTCAATTACTGCAATGCCGTACTCAATAGCACAAGTGTTTTCAATTTTGCACCCTCGGGCTTCATCCCATCCTTTTGCAAAATACGCCACGTCCGCAGTTGCCAGCAATTCCAGAGACTTTCCAAGGAACCATAAAGGCTTTGCGTCTGCCGGTGCCGCCTGAAAGAATGAATCAATTACTTCCACTGGCTCACCTACCAGCTTTTCTGCACTTTCAATCGCTTTTTTTCTTACTGCAAGGATTTCTTCATCTGTCTTTCCTCTCATTGGCTGACTAATAAATAATTTCTTCATCTCTCTTATTCCTCCACTTTCTCATATGTTTTTTCAAAGATATTCGGCTTGCAAGGATATAACTCCCCATTCACTCCCCGGATAACGTAATCTCCTACAGATACATGATGTGTACCTTCTAAAGTATCAATGAACAGCTCAAGGGCTGTATCATCCGGACATTTATACGGCGAATAATGATGCATAATTCCTGATTCAAACGCTGCCGCCGCCCAGTCTGGAACGCAATATTGCCCGTCTGAATTTTTTAAATCTCCCTCATACTTGAACGCATCAATAACTACCGGTTTCTTTCTGTACTGCATAACTTTTCCTCCTATCTTTTCACTGCTTTCCTATTCGCCCACACTGCTTTCATGCTGGTAGATCTTCCATACCCAACTACATTACCGGCCTGGTCCTTAACTGCATAGACCTGTGTTCTTGACGTATCCCTTGTCATGCCGGTCTGTGAGCAAAAATCTTTCAGTTTCTTTTCTTTCTGTTTTAGTTTAACAGCTTCTTCCTGAAAAGCCTCCTTCATGGAATTTTCTGTTTCGGCATCAGTTGCATTCTTAACCGCTGAATCATATCCAGTAAGAGTTCTCTTACTCTCCCGGATGGACCTTTCCATCTTCCTCATGATCTGGCTTCCTTCGTACTCCGTCAGCAGATTCCCATTGTATGTATACTTTGCTTGCTCATAGTCCTGGAGCATATTCTTCGTATACGCAGGTTCAGATATGCCTGGCCAGAACGGATAAAAGCTATGCCTGCAGTTCGCACCGCATAGCCCTCCGACAGTTCCATATCCCGTTGACTCTACGAAATTCGGATACGCAGAAGTGCTTCCATCAATCTTGAATACTTTGCCTTGCCATTCTGCATGAGAAGGTCGTGCCCCGGCATGAGCAGAAGTTTCATAATACTCCACGCCCATATCGGATGCATACATTTCCGTAAGGGCTGCCGCCGTCTGGTTAACTCCAGTCAGCAATGCCATTCTCATAGCGGCATCAAGAGACATCTGCGCTCCGGAATTGTACAGCACTTTGCCTCCGGATCTTGCAGCCATCCTGATCGCCTGCTTCAATGCTTCTTGGTACGAGAATGCTCCACTCTGTACCTTCAACGATGCTTCATTAAGCGACTGGATATACAGCTGCTGCGACACGGATGCTGTTGTCAGTGTCAGATTGCTCACATCTCCAGCCGTCTTTTCTGCATTCGCAAGCAGGAGATTCAGCATACCTTCTGACAGATTGGCTTCTTTTGCAATTCCAGCTCTGATAAGCGGTTTTGCATCATTATTGATAGATAGCACACCGGCCTCCTTAAACATCTTTTTGATCTGTGCATCCGAATAATTGGTAAATTTCCCAACTTCCTGCACAATATCTTCAAGGAGCCTCCCGGATTCCTGAGCTTTTTTAATCTGCCATTTGGCAGTATCTGTAACCTTTCCTGCCTTTACCATCCTCCTTGCAACGTCTCGGACAATCTGCTCATTAAGATTATCAACCATACCAAGATATTCGCTGGAAAACGAGGCAAGATATTCCGGTGTCAACATGGCCCTGCCTCCTATTCTTCTTCCGGAAACACTTCTGGCTGCCCTGGGATCATTGCACGGGCTTCTTCTTCTGAGCATCCAAAGTACCACTGGTAAAAAACTTCCACTTTCATTTTGCCTGAAACTACCATTTGCCATCTGCGCTGGTATTCAGCTTCCGTATCTTCCAGCACTCCATCGCCCCAGGTTATATTAAGATCTGTCTTTCCCTCTGGAACAATGTCGTACAGTACCACCAGGGTACGCATTGCTTCTACAAGTCCTTCAAATCCCTTCTGCCAAGCCTTTTGCATGGCGTTTACTGTATCATAAGAACTCTGCTTTCCATTCTTGATTTCCGTTGCTGTTTTCTCTACATTCTGCATCCTGGAAAGAGTTCCAGGGGCAAGACCAACCAGTAACTCGATCTGACGCTTATGTTCTTCAAAACCTTCGAATTGTGCCTCATAACGAATCACAGGAGCATATTCCTGAATATAGCCGCTTGCTCTATCCGCCTGATCAAAATCGAATGTCCTGAACAGTCTCTCTTCTCCTTCTGGAAGAATTGGTTTGCCATTTTTGTCTGTCTTGAACAATGATTCATCTGTATTAATTGCGGCTTCTGTAGCTTTATATTCCCACAATATTCGTCCGTACTGTTTGTCTGCTTGCTCTATCATATCTTCGGCACGGGAAAACACAGAAATTCCAAGCGGCGACTTGACATCCTTGTTATTTGCCATTGGAACCTTGATATACACAAACAGCGGATGATCAATATTCTGAATTATAACAGGTTCTTCCGACAGGCCAGCCCAGTCTGGTATCTCCTTAAGCGATACTTCTTCCCGGAATCTGTCATTGACTGAATATCCCCCATCCGCATCATACTGGTAGATCTGTTCTGACCGAAATGCTTTATTCGTGATCGTGTACTCTCTTCCACTCAGTTCATGATACTCCAATCTCGTATACAGGTAATCTCCAACCTTTTGACCCTCCATGAACACCGCAGCTGTGATCCTTTCGTTATCATAAGCGCAAGGGAAAAAATCTACAGAACGCACAAAATCCAGTTTAATTGCAGTCGGCTGTCCATTTTCATCAACTCCCGACACATACGGCTTTATAGCGATTCCTCCGCCTACACAATACCATTCGACAAATTTGCTCAGATCAGTCAGATCTCTTTCAAGCTGCTTATTGAGATACTTAGCCATCTGACTTCCTGATATCTTAATTTCGAACTCTTTTAGAATCAGCTGCATAAATTTTGTAGCGATCATTGCAGGAAGGCCTGTTGGGATAACCTTGTTTGGCCCGCCTTTCCACGGCGGATTATTTTCATACATATCCCACCATAGCTGTATAGCATCCCTCATAATGCTGGATTCGCAGATCTGCACTTTCAAAATCTTCTCAACGCTGTTTCCGGGTAACAAATTTCTCACCAACTTCCTGAATATATTTTGTAAAAATGCCATCTTTCCACCTACTTCACATTTGCTTTATGTATTTCTTCATATCTCTTTCATAGGAATATTCAAATCCATCTAACGTATCAATATCAGATGTTCCATCATCCAGACGCTCAAGCTCAACAGTATTCGGCCTCCATACAGCCATACTCAGAGCATCTTCCAGAGTATCGCAAAGCTCTGTATATGCGAACCTCCCTTGTGCAACTAAGGAAGTGAAGCAGAATATCCTGTCGTTGATTCTGTCTTTCTTGGCATTTCCAAGCTTAATATCTCCCATTGCAGATCTGATCAATGCAGTCCGTAGTCCTCTGATAAGGACCTGCTCAGCGGAATCACAGTATACTGCCATCACCGACCCGAACAAAGCTTTTATCTTCAGCACAAACTGTATGAATATCTGCCCGAGCGCTTCCGGATCCAGTTCTTCCTTGTGTAACTCAGAAACCAGAGCTACCAGTTTTCCATATCCGACCGTTGGCGAAGTCGCTACAAAAGAATGTCCTGAACCGTTACCACCAAAATCAACACCAATGGTAATGCCGATCAATTCTCCTCTTCTCATCATGTCCTGAGCCTCCGCAATGCTGATCTTCATGGGGTTATCATCCATGGCCGCCAGGGAAGCAAACTGGGTGTAAACTAAACCTTCTGCAATGCTTCTTTTCCCAAGGATATCCCGGACATACCAGATGCTATGTTCATCGTACTGACTGACAATCTCTTCCAGTCGTTCTTTCGTGATGTTCACATTTTCAAAGATGGTAAAGTGTGCGTAGTTATATCCGCCTTTCAGAGTCCCCTCTTTGGCTTTCTTGTCATACACATCCAGATAATTCTCATAAATGGGAGCTTTCGGATGCTCCGGGTTCATATCCCAGAATATCTTTCTGTTCTTCGCAGCCAACTGTCTATTGAATGCCTCTTTGATGGCGCTGTCGTGATGTAAGTTGATCTCAGTCGCAATCCACATGCCGTAAGAGTTACCACGAATCTTCTTATAACTGTCAGAGGATGAAGCACCAGCAAAGATCACAACCTTTGGCTTGAAGTTCGTCATTGGTCCCTGGATAATCAAGGCTTCCATATCCTTGTACTTACCCCAGTGGCACTGTCCCCGGAATATCCATTCAAGCCCAAAACCGTTTGCATCGCCTATATTCAGCTTTGCATTTCCCATCGTAGAACCGGTAGCAAGATGGATTTTATCCGGTGTAGTCTTCAATTCGTGCGCGAAAGCAAATACATTGTCAACAGTCTTCCCTGAACGTACCGCACCTTCCAGAATATTGAACGTGCAATCCCGGCATCTTCTGATGTATTCCTTATGCCCCTCTCCGAAATTAAACTGTATCGTTTTCTTCCGCTTCAGATCTGACTTCTTGATCTTCTTTACTTTCTTGTCCTTTTCCATAAATCTCTTCCTCGATTTCGTCCAGATCCTCAATCTCCTGACTGATACCAGCGTCACGTTCCTTCTTGTACTCAAACTCCGCTATTTTTAATTCGAGCTCTCTTTCCTTGAGTTCATGTGCTGGATTTTCTCCAACAGTATCACGTAGAAACGCAGCGGCTTTTGTGTTGCCCTTCATTGCCTGGTTGATAACTCCCACCATTACCGCTGTCTGATATGTAAAGTCTTCCTCGGATATTCCCATGACTGCCAGCTTTTGTTTCAACTCTTTCGCAGCCTTCGGAACCTGCATATCAAGCAGCATTTTAGCTGTATCTCGCATAGCTTTCTTCCTACGGCGTGCTTCACCTGATGCGATGCCACCTTTTCGGGCTGTTTCCACCTGTTGTTCCCCTGTTCGGAAGCGATATGGCTCACCTTTTTTTAAGTTTTCCTCATTCGGCACCGTCACCACCTCTCTGTTCTGTCATTATTTGAGAAAATCAGATAAAATATGGGTCTTTTCTCTTTTTCTCCATCTGTGCCATAAACATATTCGGTGCCGTCATTCTGCATGGAATATCGCATCTTGCCATATCTGTTCTGGCTTTTTCCTTAACCTCCAGGATGTTCCTATCCATCACATGACCTATAATCTCATATGGCTTGTGGCAGCAATACATCACTTGTCCATGCTCATTTACTGCAATCTGCGCCCACTGTGCTGTACAGGTACTTTCCTGCTCATCAATCATATTCCATTTGAAATTCAGCTTTACCCTGCTGTCCTTCTTTGCCAGTTCTTCAATCGTGTATACGATCTCTTTGATATGACCATCTGAATATTCATCCAGGTATGCAATACCCCCTGTGCTTTCTATCGGACGGAAGCTCATATAATCAACGTCAAGATCGCAATTTGCTTTATAGAACTTATATACATCATCTGGCCAGCTCACCACTCTCTGAATGCCCAATGTTGTTTTCGGGCTTTCCCTTCTTTTCCATTCTGCATATGCCTGGATATTGTTTCTGACCTTTTCGTATGCTCTTACGCCTCGACTTTTTTCGTAGCTGTCCTCATCCCATCCATCCAAGGAAACTTTCAAATAGTCTGGTTTTATGTACCGCATCTCATTGAAATTCGTATTGATTCCATAGTGAATGCTGTGTGTCTCCAGCCAGTCTGTAATCTTCTTAAAATCTCTGCATAATGTAGGCTCGCCCCCACCTGTCAGGATAAAGCCTCTCACGCCAAGCTCAAGCAGTCTTTCCGCATACTCAACAAATTCTTTATACCGCATCGAATATGCGCCTGCTTCCAGCTCCCACCGTCTGTAGGTGCAATATGGACATTTATTATTGCAATAATTTGTCAGAAATATATCTGCTGTTATTGGTCTGCGATCATTCAATGCTCTTTCTACATGAGCGAACATCTTGTCCCCTGCAATATTTTCCACACTACCGTACCTCCTTCCGGTATTTTTCATTTATGATCTTCGGAACGCAACATTCCCAGTCTATCCGATGGTGGATACGCTTGTGCTTCGTATACATCATGCCAACTTTGACGCAACTTGGCATTGCTATCACAGAATAGAATGTCTTAACATATGTTCCTGTCTCCAGATATGATTCCGTCATTCCTCCATCAAGGGACTGCGTAGGAATCTGGATTACGCACATATTGCATAATGTGAAGAATAACCTTCCTCTGCTCCCCAATGTGGTATATGTTGTAACATCCTCATTCATTGTACCTCTGAAATCTATCGGTCTATCAGTTCTGCAGAACAGGCTATTCATAGCTTTTCTTAGCAAGCCCATTTTAAATTTTCCTCCATTCAGACCGCCTACAAAATCACCGCCCTGTGCAAATGCTACTGTAGCTGCACCAGATACATCCAGGAAGCAAATCATATCTTCAAAAATCCTGTCCATCTGTCTTGCCGGTTTTCCTGACAACTTGTTTCCGTTTACATAGCGAAAATCTATTTCTTTGTAATCATCATCCAGCATCAGGAAATATTTCAACCCCAGTTCTTTTGCAATCCTAAATGTTTCATTTCTGGCATAGATAATAGCTCTATGCTCATTAAAATTATCCATCGTGTCTGCCCGATCATACGCTGCCTGCTTATCGAACATTATTACATGCTCAGATCCGAAATTTTTACGGTACTGCTCCGCTGTCTCGTCCTCATCATCAATGATCATGTACCACTTTCCTGTATATCCACCCTTTTTCAGGGCTCCCATTGTTGCCACATTATCAGCCCGGCCATGTGTCAATATAAAAACAGCGAAATCATTCCGCATTGTCCTCATCCTCCATAGTATCTAATACATCCGCAAATAAACTTGCATAGCCATTTGCTATTGCATTATCTACGTCTATGATTACAAGGGCTGACTTTTCCATCAGTCGTTGCATCTCCGGTGTTGCGTGAGCATAATACTCTGCAATATTTCTGTAATTGAAAACATTATGCCTGCCGGCAGCATCCTTCAAGAACTGTCTTTCTTCCTCAGTAATCCCTTCTGCCTTTTCAATCTCTGCGATCAATTCTTTGCTTTTTTCTTTATCCAACATTTCTGCGATTGTAGGACATTCCCCGGTTATCTCATATTGCGGAATGTTGGTTTTCATCGTATAGGTATTATCCTCTATCTCATCGGCAAAATCAGTCTCGCCTTCCTCAAATCCAAACATCGACATATCAATATCAAGAATCTCTGATAACTCCTGCTGCAACAGTTCCTCATCCCATGTGGCAATCTCAGCAGATTTATTATCTGCCAATCGAAACGCCTTGATCTGTTCCTTGGATAAATCATCAGCAATAACGCAAGGTACTTCTTTCATTCCCAGCTGCTTTGCTGCTTTTATTCTTGTGTGTCCTGCCACGATTACGTTATCAGCAGTAAGGACAATTGGGATCTTGAATCCGAACTCCTTTATGCTTTCCATTACTGCCGGTACTGCATCATCATTAATTCTTGGGTTCTTTTCATACGGAAGTATGCTCTCAATGCTCCTGTACTCAATCTGTATCTTTCCCATGCTGTTTGCTCCTTTCTCATTTTGCGCATAATAAAAGGACCATGCTTTTACGCATCGTCCCTGCTTTTCTCATTTATTTTATTGTTTCATCTTTCCTTAAAACGCCCCACCTCGTAAGGCAGGGCTAAATGAGAAAGAATCGGCACAACACAGCCGGCAACAAGTATTTGTGAGGGCATGTTTCACATCCGCTTGTTGCAGTTTATACTCTAACACATTCCCTTATGTACTTCTAGTGCACTTTGAGAGGCATTTTGCGGCATTTCACGTACACTTCATGCCCTTATATGTACAAATAGCGGCAATTAGCGAACGCTAACTATTTTTATATTGCCTCTAATGTCAATTCTGCCAGCATAACCGCATATTTTCTCTCGAATTCCTGCAATGCCAGCCCATTCAATTTCTGGACACTCCGCACGTTTCTTTCCTCATCAAATGCAGACCTGGCTATTTTTTCCCACGATTGAAAGTGAATGTATCTGCAATTCAATATTGTGATATAACTTACATTATCCAGAGCATTTATTTGTTCTGATACCCCCATCCGGAACTGCATCAAATCTATGATCTTATCATCAATTTTTCTTTCCATCTCATCAATCCGGCCAAACAATGTCCCGAACTTATCATTATTTCTACTGTTCTGTACTCTTTCACCTTCACCGCCTCCACCTAATGAATACAACATATCTTTTACTGCTTCTTTATCCCTTTTCAGGTTTCCAATCTCTGCCTGTTTGTGTCGCACCTGTTCTAAATATTCTTTCGCCGTCATAAAATGCCCCTCCAGAAACTTTATTTGACTAATACTCCACACCCGATGTATAATCAGGCTATCCGTTTGTGGGCTCTTGTCTTAGGTATCTGGCAGGGGCTTACTTTTTTATTTAGATTTTCTTTCCCCCATGTCTGTATGATCTGCTTTTGTTAAATTCTGCTTTTTCCACCAGCATTGCTTCCAGATCAATTCCGTAATATCCGCACATATCCATAATACGGATGACTGTATCTGCCAACTCTGATGGGATTCCCTCTGGCTTTCCATCCTCTCTGTAATATGTCTCGGTTGGTTCCTTGCCTTTTCGGTATTCTTCCAATGCTTCTGACAATTCACTGTGACACAATGCAATCAGAGTTCCAAATTCCGGAGGCTTGTCCCACCATCCATGCTGTACTGCTGTTTCATGTGCATCTTTTACCATATCGTTAATCTTTCCCATTGTTCCTGATCCTCCTAAACTGCTGCCTTTTTCTTCTTTCTAAACATCTGCGCTGCTTCACATGATGCAAAGTGTGAAATATATCCAAATCCGGTTGCATGTTCTGGATAATCCTGTACCGTGCCTACAACCACATCTCCATTGGTAAGGACAATTCTGTCCTTACCGCCTTTCTGCTCTTTGTAATATACAAAACTCGGATCGCAAGGCATATTCTTACCGGCTTTTGTCTTTATCCACATGATCTGCTTACCGCATTTTGAGCAATTTCCAAAAGAATTTTTTAATCTCATTTTTCTTTTTTCTCCTATTCCTCATCGTACTCATATTCATCGTCTGAGGATTCTGTATCGTCGCTTGCACCATTTGTATCGTCATGGTCTATAATTTCCTCATTGGAAGCATTCTCGCTGTCAGAACTGCTATTATCCGCTTCTGAGGCATCCTGCTCGGAGCATTCCAACAGTGGTGCGTTCATTGGAAGCGCCGGCTGTTCATCTACAATGGTTGCCTCACCGTTTACTACATTTGCATATTCAGGATCGAAAATGCTCTGCTGCCCTCCTTCAGAAACATATCTCAGGACATAACGTTTCAATTCATCATCATAGGCCAATTCCATTCCTGTATTATTTTTCCCATCGGAGCTGTCCTTTACCGGTACCTGCGTATCAATCTTATATTTCAGTACCGGTTTATGTACTTCTCTGGAACTTCCATTTCCATCAGGAATGAAGTCTGTACTGATTGACAAATTTACCTTTAAGGTAATAGCTCCTTCATCAGAATGATTCTGTTCCATTTTCTGGAACAATCTCTGCAATAACAGGTTGAAGGATTCTCTGATCTTCGAGAATGTTTCGCTCTCCATTGTGATTTCCTGATAATTCATAATTTCCATTGTTTTTGTCCTCCTCATTTACCCAGTTTATGGTGTCTGTATATCCAAAATCCGGACTTCTACTCTTGGATCGTCAGAATAAAATTTTCTTATCTGGCAATCTACAATCTGAGTATCATCATGATATGCCAATTTGTTCAGAGCATCCGCAATAACCTTAATGCAGTTGTCCATGTCAGGTTTTTTGGTTGGTCTGATAATCCCAGCTCTCATAAGCTCTTTTTTCTTTTTGGGCCTGCTTGGTGGGATTGTATAATAGGCTTTTATTCTCATATCCAGCATTGCATCATCCGGAAACTTGGTTTCTCCGCACTGGTCCAAATATTCCATACGAACCAGATTTTCATAAATCACTGTATCTTTCGGTGTAAAAGTATGGCCCGTTTTTGTAGATCTTGGTCTTCCTTTCCCCTTCGGCTCGCCATGCACTATAAATCTAACTTCCATGTTTCTCCGTCTCCTCTTTATTTCGCAGTGTCCGCATTATCTTTCCGATCAGTAGCATGTACGTAATACATAACTGACTTTCCGGTAGGTGTAGCCTGTTTTTTATGCTGCCCTACATCGTAACCATTCACCGCCAGGATTGTCATAACCGTTTTTCGATCTTCCAGACCATAAATTCTGAGTTCTGCATCCCATCCTGTTTTTGCTTCTTTCTTTGCAGGACCGGTAATCAGTTCTTCCGGTTTGATTTTGGTAACTTCGGCAATTTTAAAAAGAACATCCAGTGTAATACTTGCAGATGCGTTCTCATATGCTCCGATCTGGCTCTCGCTCTTTCCAATGAGTTTTCCTAATGCTTTCTGTGTCAACCCCATGCGATATCTGACTTTTTTGATTTCCTGTCCTACTTTCTGTGTTGCGCTCATTTCCATTTTTCTTCTCCCATCATTTAAAAATAGTCCGCAAGTTCTTTCTGCCTCTGGGCTGCTTTTATGATTCTGAATGACTTTCCAGGAATCTCCACCGGAAAACAGTGTTCAAAAATTCTGTCATAGATCCTCCGGTAACGGATATCCGGATTCCTCATCATTTCATCAAATGTAAGGTTTGTCGTCAGAATCATAGGCTTATCAACCCTTACCCTGCTATCTATGACGTTATAAACTTTTTCCAATGCGTAGTCTGTGTTCCTCTCTGCTCCCAGATCATCAATGATAAGTAAACTGCACGCATTCAGCATTCCAATATATGCCGCCTCATCCTGCCCCTGAATGTCCTGCAATATTTTCACAAATGATGTCATTACCACAGATATGTTCTGCTCCATCAGTTCGTTTGCAATACAAGCTGCTGTAAAACTCTTTCCTGTTCCGCATGGACCATAAAACACAAGTCCCAGATTCTTTTCTCCAGTTTTTGGATTTCCTTCCGTGATCATCTGCCTGAACTGAGCCACATATTTTCTGGACACATCATATGCCCTCTGATTTTCCTTCCTTTTCTGGTATACAGAAAATTCCGCATCTCTGAATTTGCTTGCCATCATAGAAGCATCTTTTAATCTCTGGACACGATGCATTTCTTCCTCGTATTCCTCTTTCCTTCTCTGATTATCCAATTCTTTTACCCTGCAATCGCAAATGCACCAGACTGTTTTATGAAAATACGGACTGTTTATCTTTTTCTGTCTTGCCTTTCCGCATACTCCGCAATGCCATAATCCGTCAGTACCTTTGTAATCTCCTTCATGAATTTGAGTAACCTCCGGTGAAGGTTCCATAGGAAGAAACTGTGCTGCATCCATAATCTTGCCACCTCCTTATAAGTATTTATCAAAATCTGCACCACCATTTGAATCCGGTTCCTGCGATTTCTCTTTTTCTATGTAATCCATAAATGGCGTTGCATCTCCCAGGAATGTCTTGGCATGCTTAATATACTGAGAATCTGTATGTTTTCTCTCGCACTCTATCCGGTAGTTTCTGGCTGCAAGTCTCAATTCTTCTGGTGAAAATCCACTCTTTATGCGAGCCTGATATTTCTTATATGCCATTCCCTTGTCTGCTTTCTTGGGATATTCAGCCCAGAACGCTTCAAAATCATCCGGATAGTCATTTCTCTTTGGCTTTTCTGCGCTCATCACCTGATCTTCCAATGTCACAGGCGTACCGCCCTGTGCCTCTATCATTTTTGAATCATCCATAGGCACCCCATGGGTAGTTGAGTATGATTTATTATCTTTGAGAAGCAATGTCCTTTTTTCGTCTGTATACTGGGTTTCATGGTACCTGTTCTGAGAAATGCAGTTATGCATTCTCCAATGTTTTATGACGATCACGCCATTATCAAATGTCAGGACGAATCTCTTTGATACCAAGATCCTCATATCATCATCCCTAGCCCCTACTGTACGCATGATTCTTTTCGGATTCCCTATAAATCCATCATCGTCAGCTCTCATATTCAGATGGAAGTACAGGCACTGCGCTGACATTGGCATATCCAGAAAGGCATCACTGTCAACTATTTTCATTGTGAACATTCTTTTCTGCGCCATCCTTCATCGCCCTCACTTTCCAGCATTTCTTATTGCTATTTCTGCTGTTTTGTCGGATTTTGTATTATTACTCGGAATATAAGAGCCCCTATATTTGCCATATATCCGATCAATTTCTTTTTGGTTCTCCTCATTACGGATTTTGGCTCTTGCCCTTGCAGTTTTTCTTAACTCATCCAGTTTTTCATCAGAAATAAGGTTGTTTTCTCTGATATAGTGAATAATTTCAGCCAACTCATAGCTGCTTCCGCTTTTCCTGGCTTCCATCGAAGCTGTATTATGGAGAATGCCTTTCATCATCTTTGTAACGCTTGCCGCCTCTGCAAGATACGATTTTGCAATTTTCCCATTTTTTGAATGTCTGGCCTTTTCGTTCAATTCATGTATCGTATCATTCATTCTCTCAATAAGTGCGTCTTCTGTTACAAGAGCTGCCCCACATTTCCTGCAATGTATCAGTCTCATTTTTCTCACCTCATCCAGTGATATATTTTGTGGTTGCATCGGTAATATCGATTGTTCCTGCATTTTTCCATCTATCCCAAAAGGCAATCGTTCTGGACTGTGGTCTTTCTTCTGCAAGTGCAACATGGATTTTTAATGGAATTGGTACTGCATCTCCGATCACAAACACATCGCCTGGAGAAAACATTGACGTTTCATCAATCACGCTTTCGCTTCCTTCTGGCATCATTCCTTTGATCATCGCCTTGTCATTTTCGTTATTCATCTTTCCAACGATGAAGTTCGCACACTGAGCCATAATTGTCTTGTTAAGCTCTGATGGTCTCTGGCTTGCAGGAAATAATGTCACCCCGAACTTTCTACCTTCCTTTGCAATATTCTCGAATATCTCCACCATACGCCGCTGAGAGGCAGATAATGAGAAATCATTTGGAATATATACATGAGCTTCATCACATACCAAGGTTACCGGATTTATGTCTTTGCTCTTGTATGTCCTCTGAATCTCATATACCAGTTTCGTAATCACTCCAATGATCGGAATTGCAACATCGTGCGGTACCTCGGACAGATCAATATTCTTTACCGGAACATCATTATTCAGCACGTCTTTCATAAAATCATATAAATACTGCTGTGGCATATCCTCAAACAAAAACTGATATTTACTGTCTCTCGCCTTATCAACAAGGAGATTTACAATATTGGTGAGTTTTCCATTGTAATCACCTTTTACGATTTTCTCTTTCCCGGCCTGAGCTCCTGACTTATAAACCTCTCCGGTTCCTACCATTTCCTCATCAAGAAATTTCATCAGTTTAACAAACTCTACGTAGTTGAAATATACCGGTCTGTTCTCCTTCCCATTCGGGCATACGTTGTAATAACACTTGCGGAGAGCTGTCATGGCTACGGTTGCTGATTCCTCTTTGATTTTTAAAATATTGGAGATCATATCCGTAAATCCAAACATCCATATAGGGAATGGTCTGTCACCACCAATCTGAATATTTCTGGCATATGACAGTTCTTTGTATTCGCCATGGATGTCAAATACGATCACATTCGCCCCAGGTAATTTGCTTGTCTGCTCCAAAATTTTCGCCACTGTCTCGGATTTTCCTGCACCGGTGTTTCCAACAATGCAAGCATGTCTCTGGAAGAATTTGTTTCCATCTACATATGCCGGAAACTCATAGGCTGAATATTCTCCGATGCAGAATCCTTCTGTATACCTGCTCAACATAGAAGCAAATTCCTCTTTTGAGATTCGATGTGCACTTACTTTCATGGTTGGATATTTGTCTATTGCCTTCTGGAATGTTTCATCTTTTACAGTTCCGATAATGGAGCATTCCAACATTTTTGTGCTGCTATGTTCCAAAATATAATCATTTTCTCCGATTTCCTCTTCATCCTCTGTATCAATATCAGTCAATGTATTTACCATAGTAACCAATTCCACATCTCCATCTGATACAGCAATCAGATCATTGATTCGCACATCGTCAAATTCTTTGTAGTCCGATCTGATTTGGACCTTATCACTTAAAATTTTTACAAGTTTCATGCCCTTACACCTCCAACAATTCATTGTAATTTCTTACAGCAGCCTGCTTTATGCTCTTGCAATAGTCACACCTGCCACAATGAACAGGTTCCAGTAAACCGGCTTTAATATCTGCATATCTTCCGACGTTTTCCTCCACCTGTCGCAATGCCATATCAAGGGTGGACTGTGGTATCTGCCAGATGTCTCTATCCATTACCCTCTCTTTGGTTACTACAGCAAGATAAAACGGTAACTTTTCGCCTGTAACAATTTCCACACCTTTCTGATAAACAGCCCCCTGAATGTCATATCTCCACATCGGCAGCTTGTCCATTCTTGCCACGACCTTTAAGTCTGTGATTGCTTTTCCTGGATTATAGCTGTCCAGCTTTGCTTTCCACTTCACACCAAATAATTCAAAGGTAAAAATCCGTTGTTTTTCTCCGCTCATAGCATCCATAAATTTCGGATCCGTTTTCACAGCTTCGATGATCTGGTTTGCTCTTTTGAACTCTGCTCTCAGTTCATGCTTTCTTGTATAAAGGACCGGATTCTCTTTCATGAACTCATCGAGTGTACCTTCGAAGTATCTGTCCACAAACGAACCTACCAATAATGCCCTGGTTGTTGGTCTTTCATATCTTCCGGAAATACTGGCCATAGCCGCTGCCTCACAGTTCATAAACGCCTTGTACTGTGATACGCTCATATATTCCTGATTTGCTTCCTGGCTGTAATAATTTTCATTATTCAGAATCATTTCTTACCACCCTCTTTGCTGGCCTCCTGCTTCTTTTCTCCTCCATTAAAAGGATCGCTGATCTCGCTGTTATCAGTTACCGGTAATCCAATCTCGAAGTAGTCCTCTCTCTTCGCCATTCCATCACGCAAAGCACGATAAACCTTTTTCAGCCTTACAAAATCATTTTCTGAGAAAGCATCGCTCTTACACCCCAGATATTTTTCAATCATTGAGATATTTACGGAAAATTCCTTTTCAAATACTTCCGCCATCTTTCTGACACGATCCACTAAAGGCTCCTCATATCCCTCTCGCAATGTTTTATTGCATCTATCCACTGCTGCTTCCACAACATCACTTGGGATAATTCCAAGAATGCAAGCCCTTACCCTTCGTGCTGCCTGGTTCGCTACTGCTTCGTAAATATCTCTTGGATCTGTAAGCGGATAATCTCCCTTTCTGGTATGTCTGATATGCGGTACACTGAATAATTTTGTCTGTCTGGAATTGGTTTCAAGATCCCACGCATACGCCATAACCTGACTGGCTCCATTTCTCTGCTCCAACTCCATAAAACCGAAATCAATATTGCCCCAGTTCTGAGCAATGGCTTCTGCAAGTCTGATGGATGGACCAGTAATCTTTTCATTTCCTCTTGGAAACTCATACATGGAGTTTTCTGCCAGCTTCCTTCTCTGGCAAGCCCTCAAGATGTTGTTGTATGCTACGACCTGATCTCGTGGAAATCTCTTTGCTGCCAGCATTGCGACCTGCACCTCCTGTGCCTGTCTGGTCACCATCATTTCTGTTTGTGACGATCTCTGCTGCTGTACCGGCTCCTGGCTGGTAAAATCTACTGGCTGGACATTTCCCTGTGAATTAACCTGAACTTCATTCATTGTGCTGCGCCTCCTTATTATTCTTTCATCATTTTTGACATGACCTCCAAATTCACTCCCATTCGGAAAAAGTATTCTTTTACCATATCCGGAAGCAATATTGGAATATAACTTTCATCTTTTTCTGCAATCTTTACTTTCCTTTTGGCATATTCAATCAAACAGGAAAACTCTGCATTTGATATTTTGTAACCGTCTTTCTCTAACTGCTGCTTTACACTCTCGTATTCTTGCATTTTCTTCGTGCCTCCCTGCGTCTGGCTTTAATAAACCATTCGATCAGGAACATAATCGGGATGATTGCCCATTCACCACCGATTGCTACATATCCGCGCTGAGCATATGCCATCCGCACTGCTGCCGCCATCAATAAACAGCCCACGCTTAATGCAATCCAATGTTTTACAATCCATCGTTCCAGCATTCTTGCCTCCTATCTGTAAAAAGAATGATTTCCCATAGTAAAAAGATATTCTGTATTGTTCTCCATCCAGAGTGAACTACCAGTTCTGCAGAAATATAACGCACCTTCCGTATCGTCCCAGTTTTCATATTGGACCATATATAAAGCCTTATAACATTCTGCATCTGGTTCAACATCCCAGTATCTTCCATCATCTAAAACCGATTCAAACTGTCCCGGTTGAAATACAACAGCCTCTATACTGTCTGGAAATTCCTCACTCTCAACTCGGTTCAGAATTACATTCATTACAAGAGCTTTTCCCTCAGTTCCTTCTCCCTCTGCTTCTGCCATTGCAATTCTCAAAAGGATATCGGAATCTTTACGGATCCAGTTCTGCTCATCTTCTGATATAGAAATATATTCTGCATCTCTTTCCGGTGCTTCTGTATCGGATCTGGTTTCTATATATTCATCCTGGGCAGCCTGTATTGCTGTGTATGTAGATGCTTCTGCTTTATTGTCGGCCTTTAATACGATTGTTACCTGAGCTGCCAAAAGTATCATTGCCGCATCTACCGCATATACTTTTAATTTTCTTCGTGTACTCCTACGCACTTTTTACCTCATCTTTCTCGTATGGATTTACAAATATACCAAGATCAATGCCCTGTGAAGCTCTGATTTCTTTTATAATCTCAGCATCATTTTCCATACCGTACTTTTCTTTCAAAATCCGTATCAGCTTTTCTTTCAGTTCCATTCGTATCAGCCTCTTTCATTTACTTCTGGAATTTTTCAGCCAACATTCGTAATTCAGATATCTCTGTTGCCAAAATTTCCAACTTTTTCACTATGCCATCGAACTCTTCCTGCTCGTCCTCTGTAATTTCTCCATCTTCCGCAATCATGAGTAGCTGTTTCTTCACAGTCCGAACAATTTCCTCATCCAGACTATTCAATATTTTTACGGTGATGCTCTGCAATCCACTAACCTGTGTTGCCAAAGGAAGGTTCCGCCCTATCGGACATTCATGCTTGCAATAATGGCTACGCAATTCCTGTGTCTTATACAGATCTGACATCATCACCACTGTATCTGGGGGTACGTTTTTGGTTACTCCCAACTCATGATTTGCCAGAGTTGATGTTGATATTCCCAACAACTCAGCAGCTCTTTCCCTGCTGTTTAGAAGATCATTGTATTTTGCTGCCTTTTCTCTGCAAGCAAAATAAATATTCTTACCATCTTTCGTGCAATCAAACTCCATTCTGTTTTCGCTCCTCATCTTTTATAATGAGTTCATGCTCCATCATCCGAGCAGGAATCATCATCAGTAATATTCAAATAATCGCTTATTTTTTTTCTGATAGGAGGTGATATCACACGACCATTTAAAACTGACGAAATGTATGAGCGATTGTTGCCGAGTTTCTCTGCCATATCAGAAACCCCGATATCTTTCTGAATCATGGCAATCTTGGCCTTCTTACACCAAGGAGACAACTTTTCCGCCATATGTTTTGCTCCTTTCTTTTCTTTACTTTTGTTGTGTTTTTCTTTATAATGAAGATTGATTTTATCTTTAAAATAAACTTTAAAATCATCTTCAAAATCATCTTACATTTGTTATATTAACTCGTAATAATGAGTAGGTCAATACTTTTTACTCATTTTTTTGAGTTTTTATCAAGGAGGTACTATGTTCTACGATAATTTTAAGGCTGCCTGTGAACGAAAAGGCACCACAATAACCGCTGTTTTAGCGGATATAGGAAGGGCGAGCGGCAATACTGGTGGTTGGAAAATGGGAAAATTTCCACGATTGGATATTGTTATGGAAATTGCAGAATATCTTCAGATTAGCATTGATGAATTGGTGTATGGATTGGGGCAAGCTCCATATTCCGGGCAAACTCAGAATTATGAGTTAAACAGTGAATGGAGTGATATCATCTCTCATATACCAGAAGATCGTCAGCAGCTTTGTAAGGATTTCCTGCGTACTCATATGGTTTCTGCTCCCGAAAAATACGCTGATAATAAGAGAGCATAATATCCCCTGACTATTTTGAATGGTATCGGAATAACAAAACCAAATAACAGGAGGTTTTCTTATGAATAAAAAGATCACTATTCAACCACAAGCACCTTTGGTTCCCAAAAAAGATGCTTTTGTCTTGGAACTTCAAAGGCTCCTTGCCTGCTACCAGTTGGCAGATCAAAGAGACAGGGAAATTGTGTGGTCTGTGCTCAACAAATATGTGCCACATATCATTTAAAATCAAAGGACAGCCCCATGCAGGGGCTTTCTTTATGCACTTAGGAGAAATATTATGGCAAGAAGAAAAACCGCTTTAAGGGGCGTATCTGCGCCCGCTCGCATAACTAAAGTAGCAATATACATCAGAGTGTCTACTATTCACCAGGTAGACAAAGATTCCATACCTATGCAGAAAAAGGACCTCATAGCGTATTGTCAGCTTATTCTTGGTACTGATAATTATGAGATTTTTGAAGATGCTGGTTACTCAGGAAAAAACACTGACCGCCCAGCTTTTCAAGATATGATGGGAAGGATCCGGAAAGGTGAATTCACCCATGTTCTTGTTTGGAAAATTGACAGAATATCCAGAAATCTTCTGGATTTTGCAGAAATGTATGAAGAACTTCAATCGTTACGTGTTACCTTTGTAAGCAAAAATGAACAGTTTGATACCTCCACTGCTATTGGTGAAGCTATGTTAAAAATTGTTTTGGTATTTGCTGAGTTGGAAAGAAACATGACCTCGGAGCGTGTCACAGCAACGATGATATCCAGAGCCAACAATGGACAATGGAACGGGGGGAGGATTCCTTTTGGTTATTCCTACGATTCTGGAACATCTACTTTCTCTATCAGGGAAGACGAGGCCGTAGTATGCCGCAGGCTAAAAGACCTATATCTGGACAATAAATCCCTCGTCTATACTGCAAGGGCTCTGAATGCAGACGGTTATAAAACCAGGGCAGGTGCGGACTGGACACCTACTGCGGTATGGATTATTGCATCCAGTCCATTTTACGCCGGCATTTATCGCTATAACCGGTATAAGGGAACAGAGAACAGAACTCTCAATCCAGAGGAAGAATGGGTAATGATTCCAGATCATCATCCTGCTATTTTCACTTTGGAAGAACACGAAGCAATGAAGTCCTCATTAAAAACAAATGCCAGATACGTTGATAATCCAGTTGGAAAACCGCACGCTACTGCCAATATCCATATATTTCAAGGAATTGCCTATTGTGGCAAATGCGGAAACAAAATGGTTTCCACTCCCGGAAAGAAACACGCTGACGGGTACCGGCCATCAAATTATAGTTGCCCTCTGCATCGTAGAAGTAAAAAATGCGACAATGCCACTGTGAATGATATGATCGTTGGAGAATTTGCCATCAATTATATTTTGAATATGCTCAATGCAAAGAAAACATTTTCCAATATCGACACTCCCGAAGAATTGCAGCGGCATTTGCTGACCGGTTCCACATTTTCTGATATTTCCTCCATTGAGGAAGATGGGCTAAATGATTTCTTCAATCTTTTATCCAGGTATGGTTCAGATAATTCTTATGTTTTTGCAATAAAAACTCCCCGAAGGAAAAAAGCGTCTGTTAATCCTGAACTTGCTGCTCTCCGGAAGGAAAAAGAAAAGCAGGAACGTGCTTTACAGCGATTGCAGGACTTATATTTGTATTCAGACAAATCTATGTCGGAAAAAGACTTCATTCTCCGAAAATCTGAAATATCTGATCGTTTAAAAAACATTAATGCTCAGCTTGGCCTTATTACTCAAAATCCGGATTCTCTGCTATCCGATGAGGAGTTTATAAAACAGGCCAGTCATCTTCTCATACAGAAGGAGTTAAAAAACCGGAAATATATCTACTACAAAAATCTTGCAACCTCTGTGGATCCAGAGATTCTTAAAACGTACATGGAAACAATTCTTGATTCTATTTATATCATTGATGGCCGCATAAGTTCCATTGTCTTCAAGAATGGTCTTACACACAAATTCATCTATAAAAATTGACACCGACATAAATGCCGGGCACAAAAATAACCAGGAAGCGTTCATACCTCCTGGTTATTTTTATATTTCCTGTATTTTTCCTCCACCCAACAAATGTTGGAAATGGATGTTAAATGATAAACATGGCATCCCGGATATTTATGAATTGTAACCCAAATCTAACATTTGTTGGGTTGTATTTTAATAGAAGTTATTCTTTATCTTCCTGCTCTCGCTCGTTATCCGTGCCGTAAACTTCCTCTACGTCTGGTCCTTCTCCGTATTCCTCCGCACACTTTTTACTATCAGGATAAAGGAACATACACGCCCCTTCCGTTATACTACAGCCATATCCATGATATTCGTCTGTGTGATACGCATATTTGCATTTTCCTGCCATCTTCGTTCCTCCTTAATAAAACGGTAATTCTTCACCATCATCAGCGCTCATAAAGCCATCAGGACTTGTCTGTGGTTTGGGCTGCTGTGCCTGCTGGTTGTTTGAAGCATTCTGAGCATTTCCTGAATTATTCTGCTGACTGGCAGCTTTGCTCTCTGCAAAATCCTGTTCCTCGATCACTATATCTGTTGTATATACCTTCTGTCCATCTTTATTCGTATAGCTTCCTGTTTGAATCCTTCCAGCAATTACAATCTTTGTGCCTTTATGGAAATACTTTTCTGCGAACTCTGCTGATCTTCCAAATGATACGCAATTAATATAATCTACGGACGCTTCATTGTCTCGCTTGATTCTTCTATCTGCAGCAAGTGTAAATCTGGCAACAGCTGTTGCGTTTTCTCCCTGAGAATATCGTACTTCCGGGTCGCGTGTAAGGCGGCCCATTAATATAACTTTATTCATATTTCAATCTCCTTGTATATTCTCACTCTACCACTCGATATTTTCTGTAATCATCATTGGTTCCGTCATGCTGGTGTGTCAATCACTAATACTGATTTACTCATTCCGGCACCTCCATTCCTAAATCAAATAATGTTAATTGTGATCTGAACTCGTTCAACCGTTTTTGAGCTGAATCGTAATAATCTTTATTGATTTCATAACCAACATATTCCAGACCGTATTCCTCATATGCAATCAGTGAGCTTGCACTCCCCACATGGGTATCAAGAATCTTCATTCCTTTCTGCAGATATTTATGACATATCCAACGATATAAATTTACAGGTTTTTGAGTTGGGTGAATTCTCTTTTCATTCAGTCTCTTATTACCCTACATTATTTCTCCGTGCGCGATACTCTTTCCCTGTAGCATACCATTCCACATATACCTAAAAAGTCTTACACTGTCATGGAAACTGCAAGCAGCTATCTCACAATCGGAAAAGCTTGAATTCCCATTGCACTTATCCCATACAATTCTTCCTGGTGGGAAGCTGTATTCAAAATAATTGCAGCCCCACACAATTTGATTTTTGGAAACTCTAAAGAGCTGGTCGAAATATTCCTGGTTCGGTATATTCCATTGTTCAGAGACTTTGTATATTCTCTGTACTCCTATTGGACTTATCTTTCTTCCGTAGAATCCTCTCTTTTCTGGGCCGCTGAAATACGGTGGATCCACGATTGCTACATCAAAGTAATTATTCGGGAAGTCTTGAAGAAATTTCATGCAGTCTCCGCAGACAAAATCTCTCTGTATCGTCATCATGTTCCCGCCCTCCTATTCCATTCATTCGCGATCAAATTTATCAAAAATTCTTTTATCTCTTTGTTCCCCTTAAAACACCTTTTCATAACAACTTCACAGTGCTTGCAACACACCTTAGTGCTTAATGTCTGAGCATTTACACTGACCTCTGCTTTTCCGCCGCAAAACGGGCACGGTTTAAGTTTCTGGTCGTTCATATTTCTTGTCCTCCTTGTATGGTTCTGGAAGTGGCATCCAGGCAATAATACTGTCCTCTGCATAATATTGCGCTTCTTCCAAACTATACCAGCCATGTCCAATTGGGTATCCTAGTACAGTTCTCTTGCAAGAGCCATATCCTACCATACAAACTTTTATTCCATACTTAAACGTCACCAAATACCTTCCGTCTTCTTCCGGTAATCTCTCACTGACCGGAATCCATCCATTTTCTTTCTCGTCCTGTTCCAGGTCAGCCAGAAGCTGCTCAATCATATCTTGAATAACTTTGACATGTATCCCAGCGTATTTGTAGCAGTCCGAATATTTATCCGCGTACTGCTTTAATCTGTCTTTGATATAACTCATGCTTCCACCTCACTATCTGCTGGCATTTGGAAACACGTAGTTTTTTTTAACGATTCTCTTATGGCGCCCAGGATTTTTTTGTCTCTTTCTACTTTCGGTACTTCGCTAAATGTCCTTAAGAGTACAGCTACAGTGTTTTCTGCATAGCAAGCTTCTTCGTAGGCTTCCTGGATCATGTCCAGCACCTTGAGGGCCTTCTCTTTAGTAGAGTATTTCCCCAACAGGCCGCAATCTCTTTCCGAATACATCATTGTGATCCAGATATCGTTTTCGTCACTTTCTCCATGATCTATTCCCACGGATGCTCTTATGTAATCCATAAGTCTTTCCTTATCCTGACTTCTAATTAACATTCTATTCCTCCTATCTTGCCATTTTCTTCATAACTTTAAGAAACTTTTTAATGCTTTTCATGAGTGACTTGTTTATCTTCATTTTTTTATTTGCCTCCTTTTAATGGCTTGTACATAAATGCATCAAAATCCAGATCTTCTTCTCTGATTCTCCTCTTTTCAAACGGATAGCTGCCATCCATCATTGCTTTCACATCTCGCAATTCTGCGATAAGAGCATCTATGCTATCTGTTTTTGAGAATGTCAGAATAACTTCTGCCTGATCTGCATTCCATTCATTTTCGGTAGGAATCTTTTCACCTATTTTATGTGGTTCCTGCGTAATACAGCATAAGCTCAAATGCTTTTCGCCTGATCTCATCACTGTTCACCATGTAATTTGGTGGCACTTTTTCTGGAAGTGGTAGATAGTATTCTTCCGGATAATCCCCTTCCTGTAATTCTTCTTCGCATAGCCTACGTCCATATATGATGTGATTCAGGTTTACTCCATCAGTCCAAAATGGATCGCTACCACCATTTTCCCAGAGCCTTTTCCATTGTTCGTGAGATTCCCGGATAACCTCAGCAAGCTGTTCCTTTCTGCTCCTCTGCCTTTTTGCCATTTCCTATGCTCCCAAACTTCGCTTCGATTGCCTCTTTGATCTTTCCTCTCAGCGCCGGTCCTACGCCTTTTACTTCTCTGATTACTTCCATAAGCTGTTCATCGGTAATTGTTTTGACCGGTTTCTCGGTTACTGATTTCTGGCCATCATTAAAACCGTTGGTATAAATACGTGTGCAAAACTCATCAAACTGCTGATGATCATATTTCTTTACTGTTTTGTACACTTCTCTGGTAGTTGTGTACCCTCCTGCACGTCTTTTTGCCATTTCTACTCCTCCTGTGTCTGTAACCATTCTCTGACATTCTTTTCTCTCTTTTCTATTGGACATTCAGCAGCACAGCCGCTTTTACAGTCCTCGCATCCCTCATCACAACTCGGTACTTTCAATCCCTCGGCATAGACTTCTCCCCATGCCAACAGATCAACAAATTCCTCGTCAGATAAATTTCTGATTTTATCTGCATTTGTCATGGTTTTTCCTCTCTTAACCAGTCCACTATATTTCCATAGGAATCATAAATTTCAGCCTCGTTCCCCTTGCTGTCAAGTACTGATAAGTACGGTTCATTATCTAATGATACAAATGCACATATATTATGCAGCCATATAGCCAGCTCCTCATCGCTCATAGAACGAATCCACTCAGCATTTGTCATTTCAACGTCTCCAGTTCCTTTTTTACTTTTTCCAGTGAATACCTGGCATTATCTGTAAGCTGTCTCTGCCAACAATTGTTTTTCGGACTCCATCTAAAACCATTCTTTTTCAAAATATCTCGCACATCCGATTCAGGCTTTTCTTCAAAGAACAGCTGTAAACGCATAATCTCCACATTTTCTACGGTACGGAAATACTCATTTTCGCTCTCGGTATTTCCTTCCGTTTTAGCCGCTCTGAGTTTCTTGAGCCTGCCTTCTATTCGGTGAATCTCTGCATTATTGTTTGAAAGCTGGTATGTAACAAAAGGCTTGTCTTCATAATGCCAGTCCTTCTGCATTTTCTCTTTCAGGCTATCAATCTGTTCCTGTGTCAATACAGGGCAGCCATCTAAGGTTTTATTCTTTCTGTAGTAGGCATTTGCAGCTTTCATCCTTTCCTGCAATTCCTTTAATCCGTTCAGTTTCTTTTCCAAACGCTCTACTGCATCAACATCACCAGACTTGATAATGCCCTTTCCGGTTCCAATGCTCCGGATCCGGTTCAGCATCTTCTGGATTTCCTGGAACTCTTGATAGTTTCTATCAGACGCAGCGTTCTGTTTTTCTTTCTTCCTTACCGGAAAATTTGCAGGTCCGCAGATCATAACTGATGGACACATACAACCTATACGGCTTCGATCATTCAAGTTGGCTGCCATCTTTTTAGAATATCTCTCTGCAATACCATATACCCGGTCAGCTTCCTCAGGCCTGCTCTCAGCAATCTTGTCTGCCAGTTCATACGCTTCGTCAACATATCCTTTGTATTCTGCTGTCAGGCTGCCTTCCTTATAATCCCGGAACGACATCATCTCATGAGCAGACCTTGCGGACTGCTCATTGATCTCGTAATAGATTCGTTCTCTCATTCTTCTTTTTCCTCCTCTTCGTCTGATAATTCATCCAGGAATCCATACAGCTCAATGATTTCGTCCTCATTCAACTTGGATTCGATTCTTTCTGCAAAATCACAAAATCTTTCGCATAACGGTTTCTGGGATTCTCTAATCTTTTTATTTTCTTCCTCCACATCCTCAAAGTATGTAGAAGCAAGAATAACTTTTTTCTTTGCCTCGGAAACAATGACCGGCTTGTAACCTCGCTTTTTTAAGGCTTCCATATCTTCCTGATCTGTAACCGGTGCTGCCTTCGCACCATATTCATTGATAAAATCTTCTGCAATCTCATTTTTCAGGTCTTCCGGTACGCACTCACACATAATATACTGGCCGCTGTATGAATCAATAGATTTCTTCAACAGTTCTGCATTCTTAGCATTTTCAACCATTTTGGAAGTGTACCAGCAAACATCAAATGAATTTACCATGTTTCTGTCTCTTTCCAATCTCACATAGCAGGGCTTGAAGTCTACTCCAATATCAAGTCTTGGTTCTTCGCAGATATATAACCCTCCGACAAATATCTTTCCTTTATGTTCCGGGCTTTCCAGAATATCTCCATACATTGTTTCGATTTTCTGATAATCTCCCTGTAAATGAAGATTGGAATTTGTGACTTTCTCATATTCTTCTGGCGAAATTCCGGAAATTTCAATCATAAGGCTATGATCTGGTACTTTCTCCCATACTGCCGCAGTTTCTATAAAAAATGTAGGTACTAAAGCACCATCATATTTTCTGGATTTTACCAGTCTCGGTCTCCAGACTTCACGCCTGCAGTAATTGTTGAATACAACTGTTTTACCTAATCTCAGAAGAACAACCGTTGCAATTTTGTACCCTTCTCCATGATTCCCGATCATTGCATCATCATCATTTTTAGTGGTCGTTCCGAACAGAAGTGTCTTAATATCCAGCTCGCTATGCTTGTTTCCGATTATCAGTTTTTCTTCTGCCTTGTCATATTCAAATAACATTTTGTTGCTGCTGTCTCTGGTTTCCTCATCAATGGAGTTCTGGAAGAACTCTCTCACTGCTTCTGTTACGCCCCATCCTGGAACATAATCCGCACTGATGCTCAATTCATATTTTCGCATTTTCTTCTCTCCTGTTCTCTGTACTCATTCATTGTTGGACGTTTCCCGTCCAGATCATCCCATGTATAAGGCTCTTTAGTTTCCTGCTCATAATTTGCTTTGTAGCAGTCTCGACATACGCACCGACCACTGAGCCATCTCATTTCGCCCCAGTATTCAGGTTTCTTACATTCTTTGCAGATCACAATTTCATCATTCAATGTCCTGCCCCCCTTGTTTTCTTCCTGCCCCTGTGTTAATATCAAACCGAAGCGGCGGCAGGTGAAAACCGCTCCGGTTCGTTGGATTTTGGCTCCGGCTCTATTTCTCAGGTAGGCTCCGGAGCCTTATTCTTTTGTTTCTGGTGTTTCCTCTTTCTCTGTTCCATTCGGAACATTTGTGTCAGTGATAAAATTGATAAGTTCTATTGCTTTGCTATCGCTCAGCCCCTGTGCTTTTACCCACATCATTGCTCTGGCTGCTTCCTTTGCTGTCATTGGCATGTTGCTGTATTCCTCCACTTTCTCACCTGCCTTTCAGAACTCTGAGTTTCATTTCTCGAAAACTCATTTAATTGAGTTCTTAATTATAATTTAACACGTAGTTAGTAGTTGTCAATACCCTCTTTTACATTTTGCTCGATTTTGTGAGTTTTCAATTTCAGAGAATATCCCATTATTATGAACAATGCCTGAATGCATTCATAACTGACCTGTTCCTCATCTATACTTGCAAAAAAAACTGCAATTTCTTTTTCTCCTGGATCCGCTGCATCTTTCTTTTTCTCAACTACCAAATCATAATCCAAAGCCGTAAGAATCTTTCTTACTGTTTCAAAATTTGGTCTGGTATTCTTATTCAGCTTCATCCAAAGATTCTGCCTGGTTGTTCCTACCTTTTCTGCCAATAAATCGTATGTCATTCCTCTGTTTGACATTTCCTCTTTGATAAATTCTACAATGTTCTGCATTTCTTCCTCCTATGCTACTCGGTACCTGTATTTGATACACTCCCAGTTACCGTTCCATTCTGCCGAATCAGCTATGATTCCTTTCTGTTCCTCCACTATCTCAAGCAGATCGCCTTCGTACAGTTCTTCCATCGGATAGCCCCGTTCCTTTTCAATCTCCTCAGTTTCACCATCCAGGAACAAATTGCCATTTTTGTAGATTGGTTCGTCTTCATCCCATGCACTACTTTTTCTGAATGCCCTTGTTTTTTCCCGTTCCTCCCGGCGGCGTTCCCAGTATTCATCTTCGCCTGGCATTCCACACATAAAAATTCTCCTCTCATTCTCGATTGCACCAATCAATAAAAGCATTTATTGTTTCTATGCCCTCACATCTCGTATAAAATCTCTTTTTCTTGTTTGATTTTCTATGAAGCGGTAATCCATGCATTTTTCTCTGATTATTCGAGAATAAGCAGCTCTCTGTTTTTTTCCTTAATTTCATTGTTTTGATTCCTCCTCTTATTTTTTCTGCCCCAGGTTTCTGAGGCAGATCACTTTATTAATCAAGCAGGCATTCCTGCGAGATGCTGTATTTCTCTTTCAGCTTTTCAAAAGCTCTGTTTGTTACCCGGTATTCATTCCAGCCAACTCTATGATCTTTTGAACAGAAGTCCTTTTCCTGATATTTTTTTATAAGCTCAATGCCTCTTCCTTTAAGTTCCAGTGGTGTGTCAATGAACCAGTGTTTCCCGTAATATCCTCTGGATGCCTCCATCTGGCACTCTGGTTTCTGACCTCCCATTTCTGGTGTATATCGGTATACTCCAGGAGCCTCAACAACTTCTTTTTCTATTGGATCCGGTTTTGCCAGTTCCAACCGTTTTTTTCGTCCTTGCTCTGTCAGCTTTTGTGCTTCACCATCCAGCAGTTTTCCTGTTTTCTCCAACTGCTCTATACTCTCAACATAAAAATTGAGAACCTCTTTTGTAGCTGCAACAGCAATCAGTCTGGAAAGATTATCATAACCACCACTGACTGCCTGTGCTTTTACTGGAAACCGAATGATCTGTGCCATGCCCTTTGCCCTCTCTTTCTCATTTCTGGTTGTTAATGTATTTTCTGCACCCTGCATAGGAACCGGTATAAACCACCTTACCCTGATATGCTACTGTGCAAGTATCACTCCATCTGCTGATCTCGTACACCTTTCCATTTGCCAGTTCAAATCGCTCCATTTCTATTCCTCCTCACTTCTCATCAGGCACTTTAACATATCAAGCTGTTCAGAATACTTATCCTCCCTGTCAATAGCCTCCTGCAGCTCTTTCACTTTTCCTGGCATGAACATCGCAATGTTTCTAGAATCGTCGTTCTGTGCCTTTTCCTTAATCTCTTTCATGCATCTTTCGATGTTTTCCTGCTCCCATTCGATTCTCATTTTTACGCTTTTGATCATGCCTTCTAATTTTTCCTGTTTCATCTGCTTTTCCCTTATTGCTCATTTTAATGCGTTTATATTATTTTTTACTCGTTTTTATGAGTTTAATATAACACGTAGGTTAGTAGTGTCAATACCCTGCTTTACAAAAAAATGAAAAAAATTAAGGACAGCTCGTTTTATTGAGCCATCCTTTTTTAGCTTTACTCTGCGCCCTCTTGCATATTCTTCAATAATTCCCATGCCATCTTGAAACCTGCATAGAATCCTGTTTCCTCCGCTGCTGCTCCGTACTGACTTACCCATAACATAATATCATCTATACCGCCATGTCCGATTTGTAGCTCATTCAAAGTATCAAGAACCCTTTTATATGTAACTGCCATTCTTTCCGGATCCGGTTCATCGCTCTCAATCCGATGTTCGTAATATCCTTGAAATATCTGCTGTAATGCTGTCATACTTGTACCCCCAGGATTTTTTGTATTTCTTTTAATTCTTCCAATGTGCAGTTTTCCCATTTCACACCTGATGCAAGAAGTCTTACAAGTTTTCTTTTATGGTAATAATCTTTTGCTATTTCCATATCTGGAAATAATATTGCCCTATCTCCATAATCAATATTTTCTTCTAAGAAATCATCCGTATAATCTGGTTCTTTAAATCTTGTTAGCAAATAGTCCGGTACAGTTTTGATGTTTACTTCTTCCCCTCTAGCTGCATACAGGTATTTCCGTCCAATTTTTGCAACGGTATACTTTTTAGGCTTCAATCCTTTTAGTAACGCTATATCCTCATACGAAAACGCATATACGACCTGTCCCACTGTAAAATCTTTTATTTTCATGCCTGTGCCTCCAATCCCTGTCCGAATGCAAGAGCAATCATCTTTTGCATTCTCACATTTTCTTCTCTCAGTTTTTCGTTTTCTTTCTCCAACGCCTCTGTTTTTGCCTTCATTGCTTCCAAACTGAACTCATCAACATATCTTGCATCGGTACACCATTTTGTGACAGTAGCTTTTGCCACTCCATATCGCTGTGTAATTTCATCGAATGTCATTCCCTGAATTTTGTGCATTTTTACAATGAATTTCTTGAAATTTGCGCTGTACCGTCTTGTTGTATCATGGTTCGGGCCGGTAGGTTCCTCTGGAATTTCTTCTATTTTGTTTTTCTTCACTTCGATTTTAGGCTGTACTTTTTCTGACCTCTGTGGCACTTCCACCTCGCCTGAAATTTCTTCTCTCTCCAAGCTGATTCCCATTTTTGCAAGTTCATCAATCTCATCCATAAGAGCGAATAATCTTTTTCTATATTCTTTGCTCATAAAATCATGCCCTCCATATCTCTATTTTCTCAGTTCTGGCATTCCCCTGTACCGCCCAGGGGTGTAGATTATCAATCTACAAATCTCTTTTTTGTGCCATAAAAAAATAGGCGATTGGGTATGCGAATTTATATGGCCGC